ACTAGATGAACGCATCTATAATCATGTCCAACTCTCACATCACCGCCAATATTTTCTGCAACTACCGAAAATACAAGTGTGTCATTTGGCTTTAACACATTATTGCAATATAACTTATACTTATTTTTGTTTACTATCTCTGGTGTGTCAGATTTAACAAGTGTCTGCTCTGTATCTTCTCTAGGAATTACTGGAATCCATACTGCTTGTACCTCTTTATTTCTGAATTTTGTAGGTACTTGAAACTGATTATACCATCTCTGTTTCTTTGAATACCCTTCTCCTACTGTTGCGCCTATACCATAAAAGTTCTTATGCTTATGCTCGTCCTCAATGGTGCTATCATCTATTGCATCCATGTCTGCGTCATCATTTAGCCCAAAAATATCTGTACCATTTGCACTTCTTAGATATATAAAATATGTGTTGGTTCTATCCATAAATACGAACTTCTTTCCGTCCACTGAATCTCTCTTATAGATGTTCGTATCATCCTTCAAATCCTCTACTACAGAATATCCTCTTGATTTTATATATTCTACCATCTTGGCAAGAACTTCATTTGGATTTTTCAGATTCTCATAAACTACATATGCCAATTTATTACCCCCTAACCCCGACAATGCTTGTGATTTTAACATCGCCAGTATCTACTATTTTAAGCGTCCGATCTGTTTCTATAGTTACATTATACACTAAATTAGCGTCTCCTGTCAAGTTTACTGACATATTAGCTAAGAATGAATTTTCTAATTCTTCTGATGTTATTACGTGTTTAGTATTCTTATTTGTTGTGACAATAATTTTATCATATGACAATATTTTATCACTCAACATAATCAAATCCATGTCTATTAATGACAATATTTCCTGCTTTTTATAATACTCAAACATTACTATTACTTGATTTTTGTTGAAAAACTTTCCCATTAAAATATACTTAGATACATTATTATTATCTCTCTCAACAATCACATCAAAATTATGCTTCCCAACACCAGATATTAAACTAACACAATCATTTTCCAGTATTGCGGATAATGTGTTTGTATCAAATGGTTGTCTTGTGACATAATATATTAATGGGAATCTTGTTGTTGTGTTGTCTAATGATGATAACAATTTATTATCATTTCTATGTCTATTATAATCATCTTCTGCTGAAAAATCTGATGTTGCATCCATCTTTGGTATACCATCTATAGAATAATACTTCTTACTTACTGGTGGGTCGTTTATCTTATATGTACTGCCTGCATTATAAAAATCATCCTGTAGCACAAACGATGTATCTAACCTATTCTTCAAATACCTTCGTACACATCTTATAATCCCACGCTTATATGGAACATTATACCATGTTAAATAATTCGTCTGTGTTTTTGCCATGTAGAAAAAATGAAATCTCTTATCATCTCTCCAATTCTTATCCATAGCCAACACCCTATTTGTTGCAACTAAAATGTCATTACTGTCCAGATTTAATATATATTTATGTTGATATATAAATGTTGATGATTCAGTATAGAACTCCCTCTTTGGATTATTATAGGATATAGAAATAAATCCTTTATTCTTAACTATCAAAATAGAATCGCCACGACGCAATTCTCTGCTAAATATGAATAATCTATATACAGCTATCATACCATTAAATATCTCTGGTTTATAGTTTGCACCAAACTCAAAACACTTTTCTAACTCTTTTTCATCCGCAACTATTTGTGGTACTGCATCTGATATACTAGCCCCATATTTCTGCTCTTGATACGTTTTTGTCTTATCATACTCAAATAATATATCATACCACAAATCATACTGCCTATCTCTATGTGAGTTGCATATTTCTATGTAAAGGTATGAATTGGTTTTCTTGTCATACAGAACAACATATTCCTCTATTGTTCGATTTAGGACATCAACTATATTTGTGTCATTTCCTATTGCGTCTCCTGCCCTAGCATATTGAGATCTATCTGCCGCTACCATATTTATATATGGTTTCTTTTTCGTACAAGCTATAAATGTTGTTAGATCTTTTGGTGATGTATCATCTGACTCTATATATAGTCTATCATCGTCTGGATCATACAGAAATTTAGTCCCACCATTTTTTGTTTTGTCAACCTTCCACTGTTGCGTTTCCTCCACAACTGTTAGTCCAAACTCAATCATGGCATCTTTTATTATTTTCAGTAACTTCTTTTTAACATCAAGTTCGTTGGAGAAGTCCATCATATTTTGTAAGTCACTGCTTGTGTATTCTATTTTCATACTGGAATCTCCCCCAATCTTATGAGTGTTCTATATAGAATCTTATTCCGCTTTTCGTCCATTTTCTTCTTTTCATATTCCTCAACTGTATCAAGCGGTTTCCATTCTTCATTTACAACTTCAAGATGTACTTTATAGTGGTACAACCTTTCATCCCATACACACGGTAAATTCAAATACATACCATCATTAAGTTCTATTAATCCCAGCGGCATTAAATAATCGTAATGTATATATACGTTTGGAACACTACCCAGAAAATAGTTAGTCTTATCAACACCATTGGCAACAATAGATATATCATCCATCTGTATATTATATTCTCTGGTTTCTTTCTTTATTGTGTTATACTTCTTTTTAGTATTAATAAAGAATCTTTTCTTTTGGCTCATTGGATTTTTAGTTATCATAAAATCTGGTGTAAAGTTGCTAGGCTCTGTAAGCCTTGTTGCATATGTTGGGGACGGTGCTCTACATTCAGGATACCCCACTGTCTCTGCTCCCTGTGATAGTGTATATATACTTCTCCACTTTGAATCCTCACACAACACTTTGAAATTACTCCACCTAGCGTTATAAAACTGTGTTGGGTTCACAATATCTGAGTTTGACATGGCTATATTTTGAACATTTAGATCATACACATTACCATCTGTATAGGTTATACCTCCTGCTGATTGATATACATATATATCATTAGCAAGTCCTGTTGCTCCTCCTGCCACATATAATGAATATCTTGTGTTAGTTTCTCTGTGCGACTGCTCAAATCTACCAAAAGATATTGCTGAGAATATCTCCTTTTCTCCTGTGTCTGTTTTATCTAAGTGCATTACTATACTTGCTGATGTGTTATCACGCCTAATTATAAACTCTATTGGGCATTTAACATCATTTCTGCTCTTGTATTGCTCCTTGTTTTCTTCTGATATTACAAACCAAGGACAACCAGTTCCATGAAAAACTGGTGGTGGTATAATCTGCACCTCATGACCTCCTGGTGGACACCACTGGCGAATTTTTAATAAGTTGCAAAACTGTTTAACACCGTCATTTGCTGTCACCCATTCATCATATCCAGTTGCTCCAAAATATTCGCATGAAAATAGGTTCTCACTAAATCCTAGAGAAACACTTACTGTTATAAACTCTCCGCTATTCTTAAATAAATTCCAATGAGTTCCGTCATTACAATATTTAGACTCCCATCTCCATGATCCATGTATATCACCAGTTTTATATGATTGCTTGTTTTGCTTTCCATCTAGTGGATATTTACCATGAGTTCCAAAATATTTTGCATAAATGGTATCATTCATATTGCTTCCGACAAAATAATGATTAAATGTTATATAATAAGAATTTTTCTTTATTCCAAATAATTGCTCTATTACTTTTCTCTTTATTTTATCATATATGAACTGTAAATATCTCTTTGTATAGTCTTCAGTTTCTACATAATAATGTTCAAAATATTTCTGCGATAACGGCTCATCTTCATTAGTTCTATATAACCATCCACATTCTCGCTCTATCTGATCTCCTGTATATGTTCCTTCTACATGGCACTTAAACTTTATTATATTTATGTGCTTATAAATATATTCTGCAATATCAAATATCAACATCTCATAATCATTTTGTCTTAACTCATTTATATGTGAAATAAAATCATTCAATGTATTTGGCACTGTAGTAACTACACAACACTTTATATTATTTTCTGAACACAGAACATCAAGTTCTTTTAGCTTATCTCTTTTTGGCTCCGACGTATTACACACAAGGTAATCTATATCTTTATGTGCTTTTACATAATCAATCACTTTATCTAGTCTATTTAGTTCTGTAGCCTCATTTGAATAGTCTCCAACAACGTCTATTTCTGCATTTGGGAATATATCTTTTATTTCATCCTTTACAGAATAATACTTTGTGACCGCCCACCTATTATCTAATTCTGTCATTATTCTATTATATTCTGGATTTCTATATAGAATATTTTCTGACATTAACCACTTATCCCCAACTATTGCTACTTTAATAACATCTGTTATTTGCTGTACTGGTTCTAGTGGCACTTCATATGTACTACCATAAAAAGAGTGGAAGCGGTCATCTACCTGCTCCCACTTCTGTAATTTATTCCCATGATCTTCTGATGAATCAAACTTAAACGTATCACCAATCACATAGGAGTTGGCGATATTAAAAAAGTATTTGTCAAATTCTGCAAAACTTGTCATTTTATTTATTGCATACATTTACATTATCTCCTCTCCTATATAATATGCCAATCCATAATTATTTAGATAACCATATCCATCATCTGTTTTTATTGGTGAATCTATCTGATGAGCACCTGTAAACTGTATTTTTTCGCTGCACCATTTTTGATTTAGTGTCCACGGATTCTTTCTCTTACCTAATGAGAAACAACCATGATACTCATTTACTGTCTCTCTAGGTGTTAATACTGATAAACTACTCATATTAAACATACTACAAAAGTTTATATCATTAGTCATTCCAATCTTACTAAATGTTCCAAAGGAATCATCTTTTGGATCGTCCTTACCACCATCCTCTAACCCAACTGGATTTCTCCTAACATAGAATATAGTTGGCAGTAACTCTGTGCTTGTGTTTGCTGTATTTATATCTGCATTACATTTTCCTGCACTTTTTGATATAGTATGTGTTATAAACTTATTCTCATTATAATTTGGAACTTCTTGTGTAAATTGATATGATTCCAAATCTGGATTCCAAAACACTCCAACACCATCTTCTGTTGTGTGTTTAGTTATTGATGTAAATAATGGCTCTGCACTAAAGTTACAATTCATTGGGGATGATACATTCCCACCAAATTTTGTATGTACGAGTGTGCCAGTCTTTCTTTTACTTGCATCATATCTAGGCAGGTGGTCATAGAAATTTGTCACAAACCATGTGCTTGTACCATGCACATCTACCATCTTCTTTGTTGCCATATTTAACATCTTTGTAGTCTTTTTATCTGAATCATCAACAATAACTTTTATCGCCCCAATTAAGAAGTTATTATTTTCGTCCCCAAAAGAATCTATTGCCATTACATTAGTATTTATACTTACTCCATCTATATCGTCACTATCTGGCGCAATTTCAAGATTTACTATATCATGTGTAAAATCTCCATGCCATAGCTTATGAATCTCTTTAAGCAACTCATCTGATGGATGCTTTTTATCTTTCATCTTATCATATAAGTCCTTAATTTGCTTTTTCATTTTTTCTACATCTTCTTTTATTGCACCTTCTAACTGCTCATTTAGTGGTTTTGGTGGTGGTGCATATATATCTGGCTGTGCATGGTATGCGTCATCCATTTTCTGTTGTTGTGCTTTTTCTAAATAGTCTTTAGTTTTTTGTGTTATGGACTTCTTAAAATCTTCCATTATGCTGTTAAGTGCGATCTTAAATTCTGCATCATCTTGTATAGGCTCACTAGCTTTTGCAAGTTCATACATCTTTATCAGGTTCACTAACTTCTCTGCATCTTCTATTGCCCTATCATATTCCTTAACCCTAACATTTCCAACACCTAATTTAGTATATAGTGGTGTAACATCATCATATTCATCTAGTCCATACCCACTTCCATGAAATTTAGCTTTTTGTGCAAGTATAGCAAATCCGCCCTTGATTAACTTATCCTCCTGCTCAAAAAATCCAAATGTATAGTGGGTTGAAGTCTTTGGGTACTCATCTGTTGTTAATATAAAAGAAAACAACCCACTATTATAATAACAGTCTAGGCATAATACATTTTCATTTTTTGGGACATATAGAGAAAATGTCACCCTAACTGGAAATTTACCAGTAATTCTTCTCGGAACTTTCTTAAACTTTCTTATCTTTGCTATACTTTTAGATATTTCATCCCTATAATATTCATCCGCAAATTCTTTATAATACAACTTAGTTTCTTTTATTGTGTTATATGCTTTACCATTTGCTTCTTCTACTTTAGCCCTTGCTTTTGCTGTCTCCACATCATCCAACTCATTAACATTCATGTCTATATGTTGATGTGAGTAAATCATATAGACTTGTGCTTCCTCTCTTTTATGCGGACTATTAGTAAAATATGCGGAAGCACTTAATTCATCATCAATATTGACCTTGACATACATTTCCTTTTCTGGATATTCAATTCTAAGTAAGCTACCAGAATCAGTTATCTTCCTATCTGATAGCATATCTTTTATGAACTGTTTAGCTTCCTGTTGCCATGAACCAACATTCATTATTCGTTTGTGCATGTTATACTATCAACTCCTTAAATGTTAATTCTGGATTAGCTTTACTAAATTTATCTATTTGCTCCTTCTTGCAATAGAACGGATAATATTTCATATTTCCACTCATGTCTACTACATGGAAAACTGTGTCTGAATATATATTAAACCTTATCTTATTATCCTTTTTAGGTTCTGGGAAGTGGTCTACATACAATAACTTTGCTCTCTTGCACAAATGTATTTGAATGTCCCAATACTCTATATTGTGAACATCTAAATATACAGAATCCCTTACTCCCTTAAAGTATATATTCTTGAATGTACTTTCATATATGTGAATCCATGATTTTTTATCCTCAACAATATTCTTCTCATAGAAATAAAAATCTGTCAAGTCATTTGGATCTTTTCTCTTGAGATTCACTGTTCTCATTTTCCCGCCAAAGAAATCATTACAAAAATCTTCTTTTAGTTTATTGGTCTCGCCAGTTCTCTGTAGAATCATCCACCATGTCTTGTCTTGATTTTCAAATATATCCTCAAACCTACCATTAAGTTGATAATTTACAAGACTACCTAACCAATTACTTGATATAATCTTTTCTTCTTGACTATATCTTTCTTTCTCTCCATTTGATTCTCCTAATAGTGGTTGATCTGGAACTACAAACTCTTTTCCTTCTGCATCCAGTTCAGTTTTAACTAATCCATCAATATTATACATCTGACCTATATTTGGTTTATGACCTAAATCAAACTTTGGTCTTTCTACTGTATAATAAAAATCTGGATTTATCTTATAGTCAACTTCATCATTTTCTCTCGGAACTGTTGCTCCATCTATACTCAAGCCACCGCAAAACTTCATCACAGAGTCTACTATCTTCTTCTTATCAGTTAGCTTTTCTTTTTCGTCATATACAGGTAATTCTTTTCTTACTGGCACTTCTGCAAAGAACTGAACAATTCCTTGATGTCTGTCTAAGTCTTTATGTAGCTTAAATGTATTCTTATAACTATCATTATTCTCTGCATATATAGTGATTACATAATTTCCTTTATCTGTATATATATGTCTCATTCGTGTTCTATATCTTCTCTTGTTTACCCCATCACTATAATGTCTGTATTCAGATAGATTCTCCCATCCAGTGTAATACTGATACTCTGAGCCATCTCCCCAATCTACAAGTAATGTTCTCCCATCTGCATAGAATTGAAGTTCTGTTATCGTTGGATAATCAATAAACTCTATCTTATAATCTTTGGTATCGTCCCCAGTGTTAGAAATTCTTGTGATAATTTTCCGTGTTATTCCAACTGGTTTTTCTATGTGAATATATAATTCCATTAATTTTCTTCTCTGTTCAGTATTTTCATTATCTTTTGTGATATTATTTTCTGTCTCTAAATCAAAATCTCTTATATGTTCTACTTCACCAGTTTTTAATAACAGTTTAGTGTTTATTTTATTTTCATTTCCCTCATAGTGATTTTCTCTATCATGATATGATTTATATGCTTGTTCGTTAGAAACCTGTGTGTTATAAACAACGTTATTTATTCCTGATGCATTTTCTCCTCCCCAATATATTCTTCCAACATACCAAGGATAATGCCACAGTCTCTCATCCCATCCATTAGGTACTAATACATATCTACTGTCTTTAGTCTCTAATTCTCCGCTCTCTTTATCAAAATCTGGAACCATGTAACAATTATCTATAACGCCATGTATGTTGTGCTCGTCCTCACCCTCTTTTGGCTTTATAGATACCTCTACTGGATTCTTTAATAGGTGTCTATCCTTCAAATTATACTTTGGCTTATTCGATCTATATACCTCGTCAAGATGTTGTTTTGGCTTATGTATGTGACTTGAATTACTATCTATATATGAGTGTTGGTTTACTGGCACTCCCCACTGATATATAGATGCTCCGCATATATCAAAATATTTATATTCTGAATATGTTTGCTGCATACTAAACACATCTCGCCATTTACCATCATAACACAACACCCTAAAATTAGACATATGTGCGCCACCAAAATCTGTTGGATATGCTAAATTGCTATTCGATAAGCATGGATTCTTCATGTCTAGCAAATATCTTAATCCGTTTATGTGTTCTGAGGAAAAATAAGCCCATACGTCTGGCACTAATGCCTGATTACCTCCTGCCACATAAAGTGGTGGTACTGTTGAGTGTGTGTCATATTTAAAGCATCCAAATACAAGTGTCTGCCAACAATCAGTATATATTCTACTCTTATCCATTATTCTGAACACTATAGTTGCACACTTATTAGACTTTGAAAAATAATACTTTATCTTATTGTCTTTATCAATACCATATTGTGTTTTATTTCTGTTTGATATAGTTAGCCAAGGGCATCCTGTTCCTGGATATTCTGGTATATCAAGTCTTTGATAAGGCGTTCCATTCCTAAAGTCCCAAAATGGTAGAAGATTCATATGATTAGTTCCATCGTCTGCCTCTGCTTCACAGGTTATATTTCCTTGTTCTGCCATCCACAGATCTCTATCATAGGACATATGCAGTCCTACTGCAATCATTTCACCCGTATCATTAAACGCTTGTATGCCATCTTTGCCGCGAATAGATCTATTTCCAACACCTTCAACCTTGTTTATTTCTTCACTCATTACATCATGTTTTGTGCGGAAAAATTCTTCATAACTCCCACCAGTGATGTTTCTATACTGAAATGATGTGTAATATACAGGTCTAAATGTTTTTAGCATGATGTTCATGATTATGTCTATCTTTTTCATGAATCTGCTGAATGATTCTTTTCTTGGTCTATCTAGTATGGACTGCTCTTCTTCTTTTTCATTTCTATCCTTAAAGCGTTTTGGAACATCTTTCTCTCGCCAATAGATTGTAAAATTTGAAAAGAATATGGAGTCATTCTTTCTCTCATACTCTTCTTGAATCTCTACAACCTCTTCCATCGGATCATTTAATATTTCATCCCTAAAATAGAAAAACTGATGCTTAGACTCTCTAACATCATCTTTATACTTGTTCTTGCCATCATGACTGAAATAGAACAGTCTTAGTTCTATCTTCTTTTCTTTGCACCAATCTACAAGTGCATCATAACTATCAATGTTTCCATCTGCAAGCATAGTTTCAGTAACTCCACCAAAAAACACAACATCTGGCAGTTCTGTTTGTTTCTTTAATGCTTTTAGCAAATTAGTTGCTGTAGCCTTATCTTCTACATTTACAACACTTATATGACTTCCATCTATCATTTTTTCAAACATAGGAACTAAACTATCCATATGTATTGATTTATTCTCATCAAATACTACGTTATCAAAGAAATCGGATGAGTTTATCATCCATATTTTCTTATCCCTATATCCCGTATATTTATATTCTCCAAGTGGTATTTTTAGGGTTGAACCAAAAAATGAATCTGATCTATCATCAATGAGTTGCCATGAGACAGTAGATTCATTATATTTTTGAGCAAACACCAAAAACTTGTCCAACATTTCCTTTAGGGATATTGCTTCCCCTGTCTCATACATCATATAGGCATTACTCCTCTATCTTTATAGCAAAATATGTATTTGCCCCTCTATCCATCTGTGTGTCAAACACTATAAACTTGCTTCCATCATACTGTAAGATTCTTTCTGCATCAATATCTCTTGCGCCCGAAATCCAATAGCATCCTCTAAGTAGTCCATTTAAGTCTACAGGGTCATTTGTCTGTAGCATTATTGGAATAAGCAAGAAGTTGTCCTGATTGATGCTATCAGTTTCCTTGTAGTTAGGAATCAGCTTTGTATTATGTGAAGTGTATGGGAATACTGTCCCTGTTGATGAAGGACTTGGATTTGGCTTTGTTGCATTAAATGCTCTCCAATTTCCGTCTGCTCTGCGTAGCCACCCACTGCCACCATTAGGGAATACAAATGAGCCTAGTCCCTGTGCCGTCCATTCTTTAGTTCCTGCTACTGTATTACCACAAACATACATTGGATATGGATACTGTCTCTCTGATGCAATAGGGTTGAGGAATCCTAGATACATTGATTCATATACGATTGACATTCTACATACAACAATGATTCTGTATGTATCTACAAATATCCAATAGAAAAATCTTTCATTCTTTGTTATTGTAAAAGCAGGTTCATTCGCCTTGTACTGTGGTGCAAAATTCTCTTTCTCATCATCATACTTGCCCTCTGACTTTAGATATTGCTGTAGGCATCCTGGCTGTTCAAAGAACCCTAACTTATCATCGTAGCCGACTGCCGAATCAATTATGATCTTATTCTCTAAGTTGTGATAACTAATCATTATATAAATCTTATCTTGTCCACTACCTGTTCCACAATAAATATATGTGTCCTCTGATAGCTTATATGGTGTCCACCCAACTGCCACCAACGCCTTTCTTATCTCATCAAATAGTATGCCTATACTATAGGTATTTCCTGTTACATACAATTATCAATCACTCCTTTACAATTCCATTAAGAAATTTACTCAGATCTAGTTGACTAAAGTCTAGGTCTTTCATTCCATCCATTACATTGGTTCTGATTTCAATTTCCTGCATATTTCTAATATTCATTAAAAGCTGTGATAGCTTATAAGCTACATCAATATTATGATCTTTTGCGTCACCATAAACATTCTTTGATGCAACTCTCTTTAACTGCTCGTTAAAATACTCCTCAATTCCATGTACAGTCTCTTTTTCTATCTTCATATTTTCACCTCAAAAAAAATAAACCTACCAATATCACTAATTATTATAGCATATTAGTAGGTTTTTGTCAATTTAGTTACTAAAACTCATCTGTGCAAATGCACGTCCTGTTCCTCTCACTGTATCTAGTATATATCTTTCTCCCTTAGTTTTCATGAAGTGCTCCATAGCCTGTTCTTTATTATCAACAACTGCTATACTCATGTTGTTTGTAGTGGACACGCTTGTTCCAACCTTTTCAGCAAACGAGGTCATTCCTCTTGCTGTTTCTTGTTGTGCATCTCCTACTGTACCTCCATCTGCGAATCTTGGTAAATGTGCTCTAATCTTTGAAAGATTTCCATTATTTACTGCATTAAGGAAGTTTGTCCCCATCTGTCTAACTGCGCTAGCCTTTACAACAAATTCACCATTACTTAACATAGCAGGTATGCTGTCAGATGTTCCAGTTCCAATGCCTGAGATTAATCCACCATCTGCGTGCTTTCCTAAACTTGGCTTTGCACCCCTATTACCGCCACCAATTCCAAAACCTGTTATTGGCAATCCTCCTAGAAGTGATCCGCCTCCGAATCCCATACCTCCTAGGCTGTTGGTTATAGTGTTTATTGCTTGCACTAGCCCTTGCCCTGCCATTTCAAGATTTTGTCCTATAGTCTGAGTTACTTGGGCAATCTGACTTCCTGCCTCATCTCCGACTGCACTGTTTGTAATGCTTTGTGCCATATCTTGTGTTGCCTTTGTTGCAGAATCCGTTCCTGCACCAAAGTTTCCTAGATATAGTGTTGCATTTTGTAGCTGTGTGCCAAATCCAGTTAGGCTGTTTAGTGCATTTCCTTTATAATCAACTTTATCCAAAGGCGAGTTTTTAACCTGAAATGCACCTTTTTTCTCCCACGAATGTAGATTTGGTTGACTAATATCTATCCCCTGCATCGGTGAAATCGTTGTCATAACAAGAGGATTATTTTGTAGCTTATGTCTACCCTGCCAAATTTGTGAGGATGTAGATTCCCCACGCAATGCCATTGTTGAAGCATATTTGTCTTGTGGATTTCCATTTTCATCAGTACCATACTTTTTTGCATCCCTTGTTGGGAATAATGCTTCCATTAGATTTGTAGTAAGCCTATCTGCAAAGAATTTTTGCATTGATTTTAAGAAGTCAACAATCATATTTTTAAGTGCATCGCCAAGACTGTTAGCAGAATTTATGCCATCTGTTAAGAACTTATTAAGACCGTCTGCAAACGCTTGTTTTGCTTCTTTTCTTAAATCTCTCATAAGTTCTGGTTGATGACTCTCTTCCTCTGCAAGTAGCTTTGCTGATTTTATTTCTTGACCGCGCATAACAAGTTTCTGCTTTTGTAGTCTTAATCCTTCTTGTTCACTTTTTAGAACAGCAATCTTATTTCTATACTCATTCTTCTCATTTGCATTTTTTGCAAGTCTTTCTAGTTCAATATACTTAGCAAGACTGTTATTTACATTCGTAAGTTGTTCGTCATATTGACCAAGTGACTTATTTACAGCTTCAAGCCACGTTCCATAAACCTGTGCTTTTTGCTCATTCTCTCTGGCTTTAATTTCTCTATGTGCAAATGTTTTCTGATAACTTGTCATATCAGTGGTATCAACCCACTTGTCATAGTTTCCATGATAAGTGGTGATTTGATTAACGTACTGATTAAATATTTCTCCAAGCGTATCAAACGCTTTTAGTATTTTTTCTCTCAAATCTTGCGCTTTATCTACTTGTCCTATAGCTTCAAAGTCTCTAACCTTAGACCACATCTTATCCATTACGAAAGATGGAGACAATGGATTATTTACATCATCGTAAAAATACTTCATATATTTCTGCATAAACGTAGATAGATCCATCGATCCTGGGTTTCTCTGGAATGTTTCAAATCCAGCATATTCACCCCATGTTTTAGCGGCTTTTAAGTTATAGTCTAATCTTCTTTCGAGTAATCCAGATTCAGCCTGATTTAGTTCTGCCAAGAAGTTTGTTTTTAATGCAACAAGTAACTTATCTCTATCTTCACCTTCTGGCATCTCTGTTAATATCTTTTTAGCTACTTTTTTATATTTTTCTCTTATCTGTAGTGTCTTTGAAGCTAATGCGGCTTTATAATCTTCTCCATATATATCTAATATGTTTGACTGTGAGTCTGCTGTTATTTGAAGCATATCTTCGTTAAATTTCTCTAACTGCTTGTTTGTTTCAGATTCTATCTGTGTAGTGCTTGCTTTTGTCTGATAAGAGCCGCCTGGAACAAGACTACCGCTTTGCCATCTAGCCCCCATCATCTTATTGTACCAATCTTCACCAGTGCTATTTGCTGTTATCTGCTGACCGCCGACACCGCCCTTACCAAAGGATACGTCCCAGTGATCTCCTTCCCATCCAGCACCTACACCGAACTCTCTAAGTAATTCTTCAAGGACTTTCTTATTCATTAATTTGGAAACATCCATCTTCCATCCTTGATAGTGTCCCCAATTTCCACCACTACTATGCTTGTCGCTACCAGTAAAGCTAGTTGGCTCTAGTCTTTCATGTGTTTGTTCATAATACATCTTAGCCAACAAGTTGACAGCCATTCTTACATTTTCTTGTACTCTGTCTAGACTCTCTCCTGACTCATTAAAATCATCAAAGTTCAAATATCTTGTATCAAAACCATGAAAGTTATGTTCTTTGTCTGGTGTATATCCCATCAACTCGCCACTACTAGAAACCAATGTCTTTTCTACACCTTCCATTTGTGAAGATGCGTTATTCATGGCTTCTGCCGCGCTCTGTTGTGCTGACGCAGCTCTATTTTGAGCATTTGCACCTGCTAAAATATCATTTATTTCTGGCAAGAATCTTTGTCTGCCTATTCCTTCTCCTTCTTTGTCTGCGGGTCTTTCCACAAACTTAGTGAAAGCATATGTCATAGCTTCTGCCGTCTGACCATTTGCATTATAGTAATCAAGTGCTTCTTCAAAATATGCTTTCTGTGTATCATTGAGTTCTTTTACTAAATACGCAAGTTGTGTAAGTATGTGATATGGGTCACTGTTGTTTTGCGCCGCAAATTCAAACAAACCTTTACGCCGTTCTTTCCTCCACTGTGCAATTCCTGTTGCAAGACCAGCAGGTGTGCCATCCGCATAATGATCCATATGTTCATTTTGTGGATTATCTAATGATTCACCCTTTAGAGCAGCTATAATCCCTCTTGCAATAGCATCACTATATCCTTGAGAAGTAAGGAATCTATATGCTATTTCTTCATTTGTCATTCCTTGTGTATTTTCAGCATTAAGACCTATTGCCGCTGGTTGTCCTGGAACTGCAACACTTTTCTTTGATGATGTTGGCAGACCATAGCCAAATACGGCATTTATCATATCTTCTCTTGATTGCTCATTTCTTGCTATTGCTTCTGATACACCACGGATTCCATCTACTGCATTTCCAAGTTTCTTTTCATTTTCTCGTATTGCTCTTTCTACATCATGAAGTGCTTTTACTTTTTCATATTCATTATTAAACTGAGAACCCTGTATTGTCTTTAATTCTTCTTGTGCTTCTTGTAGCCTTAGTTCAGCCTCTTGCTTTTCAATTTCTGCCTTTTGTGTGAAATAGTCTTTAATTGACATAAACCCCTCCTGAACCTCCTACGACTAAAAGTTGTAGGGTTCCTAGTGATAGCTCTCTAACGAGAACTCATTTCCTAGGCTATCCCCGTAGTTCCTACGGTTCTTGTATATGTTATCTAAGCTATATTCAGTATTCGTAATCCTTCGTTCAGAATGTTAATGGCAGCATTTACATCTCTGTCATGCTCTGATTGACAATTCGGACATAACCAATTTCTGACACTTAAATCTTTCGCGTCTTTATTTTGGTATCCACACACATGACAGATCTGTGTTGACGCAAAGAATGTATCTACCTTCACAACTTCTTTGCCTAGCCATTTCGCTTTATATTCCATTTGCCTGATAAATTCTGACCAACTTGCATCCGAGATGCTTTGGGCAAATTTATGGTTTTTAACCATATTGCTTACCTGTAGATCTTCCATGCAAATGACATCATAACTTCTTACGATTGTTGAAGAAAGCTTATGCAGAGTGTCTCTGCGTTGATTAGCAATCTTTTCATACAACTTTGCAACCTTTATTCTTGCCTTCTCCCAGTTTGAACCGCCTCTTGTTTTTCGAGACAGTTCGCGTTGTAGTTTGGCAAGTTTCTTGAGTGACTGTTTCAGATATTTATGATTGCTGTATTTTTCTCCGTCAGAAGTTATGGCGAAATCCTTGATTCCAAGATCAATGCCAACATATCTATCTGTTCGTATGGGATCTTGACCATCTATATCCGTACAACATATTGAGACAAAGTATTTTCCGCTTGGTGTTTGCGATATTGTCGCATTAAGTATCCTGCCTTGTGGAACACATTTGTCTCGAACCTTTAGCCATCCTAACTTTGGAAGTTTGATTTTCCCATCAATGAAAGCTATGTTGTTATTAGTATAACTGGTCTTATAACTTTTGTGTCTGTTCTTTTTCGATTTAAATTTTGGATACCCTACCTCAACCCGCTTAAAGAAGTTCTGATAAGCAAGGTCTAAATGTTTTAAAGCGTTCTGTAGAGAGCACTTGTCTGGTTCCTTTAGCCAGACAAGCTCTTTCTTCAACTTGGTCAGTTCTCTTGAACACTCACTAAAACCAAGTGTTTTCTTGCTCTCTTCGTAGGCTTTAATTCTTTTATCAAGAAAGTAGTTATACACAAAACGTACGCATCCAAATGTTTTTTGTATCAGGATTTCTTGTGTCTTGTTTGGATAAATTCTGAACTTGTATGATTTTTCCAAGATAAATCACTTTCCTTTTTGTCTACTTATGTATTCGACCTTAAATATTTTAACATACATAATAGAAAAATTCAAGTGATTACAAGAAATTTGCTGTGTTTTTTTTTTTAGATAACATATGCAAGAACCATAGGTTCATTTTTAGTCGTAAAAATGGAGGTTGTCGTTCACGAAAGGGCGCTACCCCTAACGCAGTTCTCTTATGAACTTCTTTAGCTTTCACTAAAGCACAGACTATATCTTATTCTTCGGCATTACCCGTTAAGATCTCATCCACTTCCACCGCCAAACGCTTGCGGTGTACTCCCCTCGGGAGGGATAGTCGTTGAACCTTCTACTGTTCGTAGCTTGGCTGCTGATTGTCCAATTCTCTATATTTTCAAACCTTCACGGTTGAGCTTATTTCATCTCTGCGTTGTGGTTATAGAGACTCTAAGGAGTTTCCAGCAATTCAAATGCTGTCCTGTACGGATTTCTTTCAGTCCGTATCTACATATACATTTCTGTATACGCTGACTATTTGTTCGCCTAATTCACGATCAAAATCGCGAATGTGCGGCTCACTTTTAATCAAATGCTATTTTGTTTTTATCAAGAATATCTTTTAAATCATCAAGCGATTCTTTCAGTGCATCTTTTAAGCCTTGAATATGCTCTCTCATAGCCGCCTGTGATGCTTTTATTGCTTCTTGCCGTGCTCTCTTATTTGCCTTTTCATCATTCTCTGGGTTAGGATTACCTTTTACATCATTTAGTCCAATCTTTTTAGCCGCACCTGTTTGCCGCTCCATAGTCTTTTGAAGGTCTTTCATTCCTTTTTCTAATGATTCTGTTAATGTACCCTTCTTGCTTAGTTCCCCATATCTTTCCTCTAAGTATTTCTTAAAACTATACCCATCGGCTGACCATGTTTTTTCTGAAAGATTATGATTCCATTCTACCGAATTTTTAAAGTCTTTTGCTGAATTTTGCGCCCAGTTATTCACACGTCCAAGAGATTCTTTTACCCCAGTGTCATCTATGCCGAAAAATTTCTTAACACCGCTCGGTAAAGCATCAACCGCTGAAAGGAGTGCCTTTGCAATACCTGCTCCAAGCATAACAAAGGAAGAATAAAGTATTTTTACTTTTGCACCGATTAGTTCAAGTAGTCTGATAACGAACATTATTGGGGCTTCCATAATCGTAAATGCTTCAACGATTACATCTCCAACCCATGTTGCGGCTCTTGCAAGTTCAAAGAATATTTGAATAGCGTCCTTAACAAGCTCAATAATTGCATCTATTGGATCTTCTGTTCCAGTGAGTTGTTCCAAAAAGGCAATAAACCCATCTGCCAATTCTGCAATCATTTCTATTATTTCGGGTAGCGCTGCTTTTAGTTTCTCTACTGCCTCTGTTGGAATAAATTTTGCTTCTCCAACTTCACTATCTACATCAAGTCCACCTTTAACAATGTTATTGTTTTCATCTAGTCCATAATCTTTTCCATGTTGTTTCCATTTATTATCAACAATATCAAACTCGTTGCCCATCTTGTCTACCCATTTACCAGTAGCGTTGGTAATGGTGTTAAATAGTCCCATAAACATTGGGGCTACATTTTCAACAATATCTGAGCTTACTTTTAACAATCTATCTTGCATACGTTCAAATGCACCAACAGGTGTATTTGAGTATTCTTCTAGCATTTCTTTATAACTTGCAAACTTCTGCATTAGATAGTCAAATCTTGCATCTACATCGTCACCGAATTTTTTCAAATCATCATTTGTGATATGTAACGCATTTGCCACCTGTGACGAACGAGATGTTATGCTATTCTGTGCTATATCTCTTGTTTCTTGAAGAACCTGATTTGGTGCTAACTGTAGCGTCTTTGCTGTCGCGGCTATGCCTTTATTTACTCTATATGCTTGGTCAAGGCTCATACCCTTACTCATTAGCATTGGTAGAGTACCTTGCAAAGATTCAATTATTTCTGAAAAATCAAATACCGATTTTTCTGCATCAAGCATAGCTTTATTCATTAGTTTTTGGGATAATACTATGGAAGTTGCGCCAGAGGATTCACCATAGGCATCCTTAAATCCTTTTCCATTAACATATCCTTGTGACTGTATCGCCGCAGCCATACCATATGTAGCCTTAGACTTCTTTACATATAGTTCTATTCCTGGCTTTAACGCTTCATATATAAGCGACGCAAGTTGCATTAGCGCACTTCCAAGAGAAGACGTAATGCTTAATAGTGATGAAAATGCCGCAAATACACCCGTAAGAACAGCAATACCAGGAAGCATCCTAGCAGCGAATGTTCCAATAGCTCCACTTGCTCCACCTTGTCCAGCATTTTTAGAGAGTTCTCCTAGCTGATATGCCGCAACTTCTAGCGCTGAACCAAAGCCCTTACTTGCGCGACCGATTGAGTAGATAGCATTGGAAGATGCTTTTGCATACCAAGGTGCCTCATCAATATGATTATCTTTTCTTAGTAGGTCATCAACTTCGTATTCTTTTCCACCAGTATGTCTTTGTAGTCTGCTTCTTGACCTACGATTAGACCCGTCAGACAATCCAGTTTCCACCCTATTTGCTCTTGCATTTATATTTATATTACTATTTCTTTTTATATCTGCAATCGCGTCTCTTATCTTCCCTAGTGTACTTAATACACCATTATCTTCTATTGTTGTTGTAACTCTCTTATTTCCAGTTATTGAGTCTAGGATCTTACCAAGAGATAATGCTTTTGAGGTTGTATCTTCAAACCCACTTGATTTCATATTTACAGAAGTGTTGCCTGATAGTCCCCTTAAAGCACTAGCTACTCTTGAGATTGCGCTCTCTGCACCTTTTGCACTAGACGCATCAATATTTATTGACTTACCTCTAATATTGTCTAGTTGCTTTCTAATTGACGCTATTTTTGACGTTACTTCTTTATCATCAAAATTAGTTTTTATCTTTGCAGTAAGTCCGTCAAGTTGCTTTCGTAAGCTACTTAGTTCTCTGTCTACTGATGCACTATCTACTCCTAATTTAATGTTTCCTTGAAGTGACTTTGTTGCGCCCTCTATGGCTTTATTTAATTCTTTTATCTCTGCAATCGCTTTATCAGCTTTTGCTTTAAACTCAACTTCTTGTACTACTTTTGCCAAACTATTCATCTCCCCCTAAATAAAAAAGCCCTACTTTTTTGCAGGGCTTCATTTTCTCATATCCTCAAGAAGTTTAGGTATCTTCTTACTTCCACCAAACGCACCAGATATTCCGACCATTACGCCCTCGATAAAGTCGGCGTTTTGTCTCATATCATATTTTATGCACTTCTCATAAAACATGGAAATCTCGTCTTTTGAGTAGGTATGTATTATTTTTTCTTTATCATGACCATGAGCAACAAGTGTATTTATTGCATCGTATATGGTTACTTCTACTTCTCCTTTTTTGACCTCTTCTTCTTTGGAGTCAGGTTTGCGTTTAGCTTGCTCCAACAATTCACGAAAAAACCCTTGTTTATCTTGTAAACCTCGGTAAGTAGGTCAACCCCCTCAAGGCAATCAACATTCTCTACTTCTTCCTCTGTCATATTAGTTGATTTAAGAATGATGTATCTAATAATGTCAACGCTATCGTCACCAATAAGACCAAGAAGATCTATAATGCCTGTCATGCGAACTCCGTTGATTTCTTCCTGCGACGCTTCTTCTTTTCGATACATAATCTTATTAAGAGCACTGTCAAATATTTCTGGATTCCCTAGCACCTTTGCAACAAGATCGCTAATCTTAGCCGCAATTCGGATAGTGTCAAGAAGCGCAATCCGCTTTACTGTAACCATCTTGCCTCCTACGCTCATCTCTTTTTCTGAGAGAAGTAGATCCATCTCTTTATTTTCCATGTTTATTTCCTCCTGATAATCGTTATATTTAATTATATCATATTTATCTTTATTTGTCAAATCTTATATGGTTCTCCACTCCAACATTTTGATACTTCTACATCACATCTTAGTGCTGCGTCTATTCCTACACCACCAGACAGAAACTCTTTTTTCAAAATAGGTATTGCTTCTTGTAAATGTTCTTTTGGAACACTCATTCCACATTCATCGTGTATGGTCAAAAGTATATATACTCCAAGTTCTTTTAGTTTTTCATTTCTTGCAATATTTAGCATAGCCCTCTTTGTAATATATGCCGCCGTTGACTGAACTGGATAATTATAACATAATCTTTCTGCCTGTGCAATAAATCCACCATTTTGTTTTATCATTATTCCTTTTCGTTCTGCTTCACTGATGATTTCTTTTTTCTCATCTTGTCCCCAAGCGTTTTTCATCTTATTCCAGTACAGCTTACTGTAGTAATCAAACTGCTTATCTGTAAGAATATTGTCTTTTTGCGTTATTTCATACTCAGGAAGATTTAAGTCTGGAAGTCTGCGCCGTCCACCATAGAAGTTTTCAACATATCCATGCTTTCTCCCAAACTCAACAACATTTTTTAGGTATCTGGCAAGGTCTGGAAAAGCAACCATAATAGAATCTTTTATTTCCTGTGCCTTTTCCTTTGATACATTTAAGTCCTCTGCAATAGCCTTTACTCCCTTACCATAGCAAATTCCAAGACAAATTGCCTTTGCATGCTTCCTGCGCTCTTTCCCTTCCTTGTTTGTTGTTCCGTCTTCATTAAACTCTAGGCAGTCCTCATACTTTTTATTAAATGCAATAGACGCAACATGGCTATAAATGTCTCTACCACAATTAAACGATTCTAACATCTTTTTTTCATCCGCCAGTGATGCTACTGCCATCATCTCTTGTTGGCTGAAATCTAAAAACACAAACACCCTATCTTTTCCTGCAACAAACATATTTCTTATGTCCTTATTTTTCGCAGGGATCTGCTGGGCGTTGGGATTACTACTCGAAAAGCGCATCGTATCGGTTCCGCACTGATTGAAATTCGGATGAATCTTTCCACGGTGTTCTATCGCATCTTCTGTGAGCTTATCAATAAAAGAACTTATGAGTTTGTCATATTTCTTTACTTCTTCTAGTGCCGAAAATATTTCTCTTACTCTTGTTCCTTCATATTTTTTCTGCCCCATTACTGCATTTATGACATGTTTTCCTGTCCCTCTTGGTTCTTTTTCAAATATTACACCAGTTTTCATAATGTCATATATTAGTATTTGAAGTTGTTTTGGACTGTTGAAATTTACTGGATATTCAATATCCCCCATGACTTCCATACGGGCGCGTATTTCTGATTCTAGCGGTTCTATTGATTTAGCAAATTTATGCTGTGCGTCAATCAATAATTTAGTGTATTTTTCTTTTAGCTTATCTGCTGTGCTAAAATCAAAATTAATTCCGCGAACCTTCATGTCACAGACCAATTTCTGTATCGGCATTTCTACTTCCCAAAACAATTTTGAAATACGCTCAAGTTTATAATCACTACACTCTTTTGTTCCTACAGTGAGATATGGTACAAAGAACTCTCCCAATGCTAAACTCATTTCTGCATCCTTTGCCGCATATGGGAAGCCAACATCGGGCGGTATATAGTTAAATGGTATGCCATCGAACAATTCAGCGAATTTATCTGCTTTTTTACCGCCACTACAATACTTACCATATAGATATTTTAACCCATGTTGTTCATTCTCATTCAATAGGTGTGATGCTATAAGTGTATCAAATGTAGCCCACAGCCATATACCAAACTGCACCTTAATCAATACTGTATCAAAGTATGCGTTGTGCATATATACATCTGCTCCACTATCTACAAGTATCTGTAGCCCCTCTTTTACTTTTTCTTTACGGATCTGTTTATTCAATAGCATATCTGTTATCGGGCTTGTATGTCCTATTGGAATATACATGGCTTTCTGTGATGGGCTTTTCATAGATAGACCAACAATATCACAAAGAATGTTATCAAGTCCTGTAGTCTCAGTGTCGATAGCAAATACACCGTCTTTGACAGCTTGTCTACAATAGTCTAACCACTGATCCTCATCTGTAATAAGAAGAAAGTTATTTTTTTCTTCTCCAAGGTTTTTTTCAACGAGCCTACTGATTGATGCAATCTTTTCTATCAATGTTCCTTTTTTTATTTTTATCTTTGGTTTGTGTGTTTCTTGTGTTTTCTTTAATATGTTATGTATATTCTCAGTTGTCCGACATGGTAACTTGAACAATGCCATCTGATTTACACCTTTTCTTGTACTTACAATACTGACATACTTTCCTGTCAACATCTGGTTTCTCTGGGATAGTATTATCTTCCGCGAACTTATTCGCTCTATATATCAAATCTCTAATACCATTCTTTTCTTCTTGTGTCGGAGTAAAGACCATAGCTTTCTTTGTAAGTAGATCTCTATCCTCAAACAAAAACATAACATCTGGAATCTGCATTAAGTAACTATAGCACGTTGCTTGAAGTTTATATTCATCTGGTATTTCATCTTTGATTTTCATAAACTTCATACTCATCATAGTTTTTATCTCTAATATGAAATATTTTCCATCATTATTTTTGATTATGCCATCACACATATATGATATTCTATTTTTATCGTCATATAAATGTAGTTCATGATCTGTCTTTTCGCCAATGCGAAGATCTAGTCCTTTTTCTTTAACATATTCTTCAACATCTACGAACTCCCACGACGGCATATGTGTGATATACTCTTGAAGTGTATCATGCCTATATGTTCCTACTTCTGTTATTCCCCTGAGATTGTAACTTCTCTTTTCATCCTCAACAGGTGTTGATAACAATTTATATACAATCTGCCTAATACACTTGAGGGAAGAAGGTGTTATACTTGCCGACGGTTTCCTTTCAACAGCGCTCTTTTCTATATAATTAGTAAGAGAGAATAAAAACTCTTTAGCATCATCTTTCTTTGCAGATGCAAGCAACTCATATAATGACTTTCTCCCCATGATTTATCAAATAACTCCTTCTACAACATATGGAACAATTTGATATTTTGATGTTATTCCACCAAAAAGTTCCTTTTCCTCTCGATTAAGCTCACTAATTCGCACATACGCATCTGCCTCTGTCTCAAACACTTCTGGTTCATTACCAATAGTAATATATTCAACACCATTATCTGTGTCAGAAATAATAGCATACATACTCTTCTGCACGTAAACTTTCTTCGTTGATATATCAAATATATTCGATGTCTTTTTCTTTCTTGCCAAATTTATCACTCCATTACCGAAATAATGTACCTTCCTAGGTCATCTTCAATACAAATAAAATCATCTTCAATATATAGCCTTATATCATTCTCCATGTTTTTCAGAGCACCTAGAACATAGTCCGTCTTTACAACTGCCACACGGTTTTCCATATTCACTTCTACATCAACACGCTCCTCAGATGTCCCTTGTGTATTCCTAACAATAAGACTTCCGTCCTCAAGGCAAAACTTTACTGTTGGTTCTTCAAACGGATTTCTAAATACAGACTGCCTCTTTATTACATTCAACATATCTTTTTTTGACAGTATTATAGGTTGATTTTCTGAAAAATCCATCTCTATAAATGGTTTAACCACATCAATAGGAAAATCATCCCACACCTTGTTATCAAACTGTATTTCAAAGTTATCACAGTGCGCCCTATACTTTCCCATGAGTATATCGTTATCTAGTTTTGACAGAGACTCCACAATAAATGGTTTGATTGCACCCGCGGGAAGATTTGGTATTTTTGTCATAGCCAAAATCATGCTGTTTGTAGTTACAAGCAAGCCATTATAGTTATAGTACAACTTGAAATCTTCATGGCTGTCTCCGTCATAAACAGCAACCTTATTTCTCTTTATCGCAAGCCCAAAATCACTAGGCTTATATACAACCTCATTAGATAAATCACTCATGGATAGTGGAAGAACAATATCCGTCCCATCTGCTTCTAACTGTATTGGTATTTTATATTTTCCATTCCCTTTGAACTCAATATATTTGCCCATGTTCTTTATTTCTACAGTATCTTTTGTTGTTAGTTTAAGTAGTTTAAGCAATATGGACAAAGAAATTACTGCATTATCAATATCTGCTTCACAATCTACTTTTGCCACAACTGTTGTAAATCCGTCCGTAGAACCAAGTTTCATTATTCCTTCTTTTGCGTATAACTCAACTAACCCAGTAATAGGTTTTATAGGATTATAGGTTATCAGCGAATGTATCATTGTCACTGTGTTCAATAATTCTTTTGTATTCACGCTGTTTCCTCTCATAATCAAACACTATGTCACCGCTATCAAATAATTCTTCAAGTGTTTCGTATGGTGTCATATTTTCTAAAAACCAGTATGTCCAACAATCATTATAGACACCAGTTGGTTTATGTATACCTGGCGCCCATCTCCTATTTTTTGGTTTTTTCACACTATCCCTCTGTGACGATACTTTTGAAGAACTTTCCCATAATTCATCTATCTTCATGTTTTCAAGCAATCACCTCTCTCTAACGCTTCCTTTACACCTTCTAAGACATATGTTGCACAAGGAATTGCTATTCCATTACCAATAGACCTATATCTTGTAGAATCACTTCCACAATCAGTATATCCTGCTGGAAGTCCTTGTAGCTTTTCACACTCGTTGGGTGTTAGTTTTCTTAGTATTCCATCTTCCATTTCTATGTTATACATATGTAAGACAGGTATCTGATTTCCTCCTGTCCCCATTCGCGCATTTAGTGTTTGCACACAATCTTCACTCACATATCTGAGTGCTTCATTTGCATGTGTCATGTCATAGACTGTATTTTTAATGTTTTTAGTAATTCCTTCGATAGACAAATGCTGTTTGCTTGTGCTCTCCGTAGTATTCCAATACACGCTTTTGGACTTAAATAATACTTCTGCAAACCTTCCTTGCCCCCCCCCCGTTCTTTGGTCTAAAATCTGCGATAAGAAAGATTCTTTTTCTTCTCTGGGGAATTCCCCAGCCTCTTGAATCAAGCAATCTCCACGAAATGTCACAGTTTTTGCTTCTAACCAGTCCTGCGTTTGCCCATCTTCCAGATCTAGGTACTGGAATATTGGTTTCTGAGATTTCTTCAAGCACGGTTCTAAAATCATTCCCTTTATTGGTTCCAAATGCGTTTTTGACGTTTTCCCACACAATGAACTTTGGGCATTCTCCATTAGTTGCTTCCCTCATCTCTCTTATAATACGTATAGCTTCATGAAACAAACTACTTTCTTCTCCCTGTAAACCAACCCTATTTCCTGCAACACTTAGATTTTGACATGGACTAGAGAATGTAATAATATCAACTGGCTCAACTTCTGCTCCATTGATATTTCTAATATCTCCTAGTTGTTTAACATAAGGAAAATGTGTTTTACTCACTTTCATTGGAAATACTTCAATCTCACTGCTCCACAGCGGTTTTATTCCAAGTCTTTCTGCTATAAGCATCCAAGAACCTATTCCATCAAACAAACTTCCTAGCGTCATTTTTCCTCCTCCTTGTGCATAGCAAGTATATCATATTTATACTGTTTTGTCAAATAAAAAGGAGCAGAATTACTTCTGCCCCAATATCTATCAAAACCCATGATTTACAGATCGTGCTCGCGGTGTTACAGTTTCCTGTTGTACTTCCTTCTTGCTTGATGGATATTCACCTGTTTCAAGATACTGATTCATCTGTTCTGCCGTCCAATTCTTGATATAAGAGTCAGCACGACCAAAAATATCATCATTCTGCACGTCAAACTTTGCTCGTAGACTTGCTACACTCTCAGATGTATCAAGTGCATTTCCTTCAAAGTCCTTTCGTGCTTCAAATAGATTCCACTGTGTCTGTGCTGGCGTTGCACCATTTACACGCTCAATCTCAATATAGTTGTCAATACCATATCGTGTCATGAATCCCATTAGATTTGTGCGATAATAGTTTGTTGACCGAGAAAACAGTTCGTACTGATCCTCACGCTCACCTTTATAGTTATACATATTCACAACAGGCACATAGAACGAATCATTCACCCGTGTAACCATCTGTGGGAATGGGTCATTTGCAAACTTCTTTGCAGCTTCGCATAGCGGACACCCGTCACCAAGACAGCTAACTTCCACTGGATAAGACTTTCCATTCTTGCTCGTCATCCGTACGGTATGTGTACTGTAAATTTCAATATCCTCTGGCTTATCTACAAGGAATCGTACAATCGTATGATCCTTGTTCTTCTTGAGAGCCACGCGATTAAGATACTTACGTGTTGTCTGCTCTGCTGTTTCCTTCTTGTTTCGCTTATCAAGTCGCGCGTTCATTTCTTCAAAACTCATTCTCGCCATAGTTAAATTCCTCTTTCTATTTCACAATAATTCATAAAATCATCAAATGTCTCTAAATAACCATAATCATTTATGTCTTTTCCTTTTTCCTTTATGGTTAGTTTAGATATAAATTTATCTTTTTCTAGCCTATTCTTTATTTTCTTGCTTGCCATTTCTCCTGCTGTATCATTATCCAGACATAATATTATCCTCCTGTAGTCCAGTTCCCTTAACATATCTATCTGATAATCACTGCCTGTACCCAATAAGGCAACAGCAGGTTTACCCCACTTAACCAATACAAGAGCATTAAATATACTTTCACAAACATATAGCTCTTTTGTGTCTGCGAAGTTCTTTTCTACTTGATATAGTCCATATAAAGGCTTATCAACACCATCTGGTATATAAAACCTTTTTCCCCTAACACTTCTCTTAACAATAAACAAGGATCTTCCTTTTGTGTCGTGTACTGGAAAAGTTATGCAACCAGTCAAATTATCATACCCAACATCATAGTCAACAATCTGTTGGTATTCCAGATACCGTTCTTTCATGTATGGATGTATAAAGGAATATTTTGCTAGTTCATCTTCACTGATATATTCTTGTTTCTTTTCTGTACTTTCTTGCTTGATTGGCATAAAGAAACAAGCACGATTATCAACATCAGATGTAAACCTATCTATTAACCATCTAGCACCAAATGAACCACCGTCATTTAATCCAAAACAATGAGAAATGAATTTTTCTAACGTGACCTTTTCATGACAACTGAAACAATGACAATATCCAACAGGTATAACTCTATCTCTTTTCTTTATTTCTCTTGTTGTCATACCCATAGACGGCTTTTTCTCTACGCCGCCACCATGATATGGACAGGTAAGCATTATGCTCCCAGTATTTGCAGTCTTATAATTTATATCATGGAGAAGATTACTACCAGACATCCTAAGTTCTGTTTGCAGTAATCTTAATATGTCTGGTATGCTTGCTATAATAGGTACGTCATCAACTATTATCATTTCTATCCTCTAATATATCATACTTCACACTAACTCGTGTTTTTAATATATCAATAAGTGTATCTTTTATATAATCATTCCATGAATTTAAATTGCACTTTTCTTCTGGGATGACAAGCGTTATATCTTTTGGTAAATGCTCTGTTACACTTTTCCATTCAAGACTTGCCTTAACCTCCATATAATCACCTCCCGTTAGAAAATGATTATATCACAAAAACCGTAAAAAGTCAATCTATCACAATGAGCAATACCCCAATTATTGCAAAAACAACAACTGTCCAAAATAACATATCAGAACAACTCCTTAACTCCACTACTTTATAATTTTATACGCCGACCATGCTAATGCCCCAAACAACGCATGATTAACAACAGTAAACTCTGTCCCAATAAGCAGATTGCTTAACGCGAAAACTGTCCCGAATATAAAGAAATAGATCATCAAAGACAATATAACTACTGACAACTCATATGCAATTTTATTCAAAAGTTCCACATCTTTCTTGCTTTAATAAGGCTGTCAACATCTGTAAAATAATTATCAAGAGACTGGCTTTCAATAAACCCAAGAACTTCTTTTAGGTTAGCTATCCGTTTATAATCATCTTCAAATAACGCCTCTGCCTTTAATCTGTTTATTTCTCCCGAAACAGTCTTTGCCAGTTTCTTTCTCATCTTTCTATATCTATTTACAACATTCATTTGCATATGGCACCTACACGGCTTTTCATTCTTTCTCAGTTTATATGCTGTCATTCTATGTAGCTTGCCACAAAATAAACACTTACATATGCACCTATGCCTTGTCCCCTTACTTTCATTAGTGTAAAACATATCTTCTAATACAATATATCCATTTATAATTTTCCCTTTTAACTTGCTTATTCGCGGTTTATTTTTAGGTTTTTCTCCTACAAAAATCATATAATCACCAACTTAAAACATATGTTTTAATTCATTTTTAAGTTCTTCCAATTCTTCCTTTGATGTATCATCGCCCTCAATGTCCTCAAGGCTAGGGATAAATGTATAACTCATCCTATCAATATCAAAGCTATATGTATATGTCTTTCCAGCAATATTTCCACGATTCTTTGATATATAGAATTTTAACGCATTTTCTGACTTGTTGATTGACACCATCTTTGTTGCCGCTCTGCTTACGTCATAGCTATCTGCAATAGACTCTGAATCATCAAGCACCTCATCTTCTGACCGCTTTTCTGAACTTCTTCTGCGCGACTGTGCAACAACAACAACAGGGATTTTAAAATCATTTGATAGTCTCAATAGCTGTCTAGCAGCTATACCCATTTTTACACTGACCGATAACTTTCTAGTATCGCCATCTGGCTCAATATATACAAGACCATCAATAAACAGTATATCAAGTCTCTTTGATTTAACAAACTGTCTACATTTTGAAATGGTAATGTTTCCATCAAAATCTTCGCTATCTGCAACAAATACGTGTTCCTCTGACAGATTCAGTTCATCAAAATACTTCTCATAACCATTGATTAGTAATCCCTTCTGCATAGCAGAATTAGAGAAGTGTGTTCTCGAACTATCCCACCTAAAGCCAATGGACTGTGTGCTCATTTCTGGCGAAATAAACCCAACCCTATTCCCAAGTTTAGATGCGTGCTCTGCACACATGGTAAGAGCTACACTCTTTCCTACGTTTGATTTAGCAAAGAATACAAACAGTTCTTCACCACGCTGAAACCCAAGTAGATCTTCATTCAACTCCTTAAACGGTATTTCAATAAAGCTACTTTCAGGATCTCTCTGCCTCCGCTTCCACTCCTCTAGTCGTGACCTATCATGTATAATATCAGTACATGAAAAATCCTCTTGTGGCTGTAGCTTATCAATCTGTGATATTAAATATCTACTTGCTTCATTTGCATTTTTCTCATAGAGTTTTGATGCTTTATTTATAACATCTACTGCCCTACTAAACAATACCTGCTCTCGAAGATCATCAACTATAGACTTATCTGTTTGTGTCACAATGAAAAATTCAAAGTTAGGAAACTTTTCTATGAATTTTTCTTTATCTGGAACGCTACCATATTTTTTATAGAAGTCACTTAGATACTGAAACTCTTTCTTTACCCTAGGAAGATATTCCTCTGTAATCAGATTATCTTCAACTATGTTAAAGCTCTTATCGGAGAGGATTTTATTGATTAGCTGATATTCTCCTACACTCAATGCTTATTCTCTCCTTTCATATGTAGCAACTCCTTTTCTTCTCCCATCGCCTTTAAGTTCAATTACTATATCCGTACAAGCCCTATCAGCAATTCTGCTATTTATCTTATATAGTTCATCTGGATGTAGATTTGAACTATATAGCGTTGCTAAAGAGTTGGAGTACCTTGTATTTATAATGTTAGTCAGCACAGATATATCATATTCTGATGTTTTTACTGCTCCAATATCATCAAGTATACACAGTTCTCTTTTCATTAGCGCGGAAATGTGTTCATTTGCCGTTTCTCTATCCTCAAAATTCTTTGCTGTCAGTAGAAATGTTGGAATAAACTCAAACCAACATCTATCAGAAAATTCATTACCTATACATATAGTAGCCATATAGGATTTCATCAACTTTGTCAGCCACTCAGTCTTTCCATTTCCATAATTATAACTCCAAAGATATAATGTTCTCCCACTCTTTACAAAGTTTTCTATATCATTCTTTATCTCTGCCAGAGTTGTAAAAGCGTCCATATCTTCAACTGATGGAAATAACTTCTTTGCTACTTCATATCTTTCTGGCAAATTACTTGTTTTCAGTAGGTAATAAAACTCTGGTTGAATCGTACATGATGGGTCACACCCAATTTTCTTTTCTCTTGGACAGCCTCCCTTAAACACACAATTCTCTGTGTACCTATATTCCAATAACATTACCTCCTCTCATATAGATTCTATCACAATACAAAAAGAAGGTCAAGTATTTTCTTGACCTAACTCGTAATAATCTTTAATTTTCTTTGACCGCCGTATTGCAACCTGTAACTTTGCAACCAGTTCATCTTTTACAGTATCATCTTCCATTGACTTTATCATGTCAATAATGCTCTTATACGGTGCTCTAATAACTATAGCATCAGAAGCACAATCAGCGAATACGCTTGTTTCAATCACTACATTCTCCATACTCTTTATAAATATCTTCAAAGAACACAGGATACATTCCATACACAAGTTCAAGCAGATCATACATGACTACACGAATATCTCTTTGTGCGTGACTATCAAGCCGTAGAGTTAGAATATGTCTAAGTTCTCTAAAATTAACGTGCATAAATACAGTAGTTGCTAGACATTGTGGAAGAACACTCCTTGCAACCTCTGCTGACACTTTATCTTCTTGAATCATCTTCATATATGCTATTTCTGCCATTACCATACTTGTGTACCATGTTTCATAAGCACTATCATTAAGTCCTTCTGGAACAATTACCTTAATTTCACCCGACTTGTTATAGTTGCAGTATCTTGTAGATTCTATGCAAAATGTAGCAAGCCTATGTCTTGTCAGTTGTGCCATTGTAGCTCTGTCAACAACCAACTTTATAGTTGCACCCGCAAACTCAATCGGTGTTAGATGCTCATTCTTGATGAGAAATCTAACTATTTTTTCCGCACTACCATCTGAAATCTTATCCCCACTCTGATAACAATTTCTTGCAGCTAGTTCAACTGTATTCAAGGCTTCATCATACGAAATAGGATTTATTAGCTCGGCACTTTTCTTAACTCTAATCACTTTCAAGCTCCTTTAATCTGCCTACTGCTATGTTATAGTATTTTGGGTCAATTTCACATCCGATAAAATCTCTATTTAACTCCTTACAAGCAATAGCAGTTGTACCAATTCCAAGTGCAAAATCTAGCACAAGATCTCCTTCTTTTGAAGAATTTTCAATAAGAATTTTCATCAATCCCACAGGCTTACTTGTATCATGTAGATTTCTGCCATACTCATCCTTTAATTTTACGTTTGGAACATCAAGAACATCAGCAGTTCCACAATTATTTATTTTTATAGCCTTGCCTTTTCTGAAAAACAGTATGTACTCGAAACTATTCATGTAGTACAGTCCAGCAACCTTATTTCCCTTATTCCATATAAGAGATTTTATGAAGTGGAAACCACAATTTTGTGCAACTGTTAAAAACTCATACAAATTTGTATGGTTACACATAATATAGCAATGTCCACCATCTTTTAGTACCCTAAAACACTCTGGAAACCACTCTTCGCATTTAACATTATTGTGCCTAAAAATAGTTCCATCCATCCCTCTCTTAGTTGCAAGAAATCCATGATTTATGCAATTACCTCTTGCTGTAATTTTATACGGAGGATCACATACAACTAAATCTACGGACTCATCTTTTATCCATTTAAAGAAATCCATGCAATCTGCATTTTCAATAATCATTTTTTATACCAACAACCACATCATATAGAACGTATACAAAAAACACAGATGTAAACAGATACACTATATCAAATATAATCATGCTCAATCACCGAAAACCTCTGAACAACATCTAGCCAACCACCGTCTTTTCCCTCTTCATAAGCACACAGAAACGCTTTATCAAAGCTATCCTTATTCTTTATGTCAGAATATTCAAACATCATCTGCTTAATATCCTTATAAATATTTGGTCGCTTTCCACTTACATATTCGTCAACCATTTCACTAATTCTATTGTATAAGTTTCCTACTTGTACTTTCAATTTATTTCACCATTCTCCCTAATCAACAATTAATCAATCCTTTCTTTTGCAAGCCCTCTACTGCGAATGATCTTAATTGCCAAATCCACTGGGCTATTTTCTCCATACTGTAGTCTATGAGGGCTTCCAGATGCTCTAAGCCTTGTGCCATTCTTTAGCTGAACTGTAGTACCAGTAATAACATACCACTTCTCTTTTGTATTGACAATAACTCCCATAGCTGTCACAACATCAATGTTGGTATTATCCACAAGCATATTAAATCCATACAGAGAGCCACATTTATAAATATCCGTGTTTCCCATATATGTATAGATTCCATCTTCCTCGCCAACAAAGATAAGTCCAGTATCCTTTGCTGAACACACGCCGACAAGCATCATCATTACAAATACAAACGATACAACCGTTTTCATTTTAAAGTCCTTTCTTAAACAATCGAATGTTTTCTTTGTCAATAGGATCAATCACAGCATAATCACCACTCGTTTCATTTGCTGTGTATGAACTCCTGCCGTGTGTAAAATAGTATGTCTTGCCACCAATATATCCTGCAAAGAACGCTGGCTTCCATACACCGCCAATCCTCACTTCAACCTTTGTGTCAACAGGGATGCGCTCCCAATCAACACCAGACGCATCAAAGCATGGAGGAATCAACTTTGAAACATTATCAATAGATTCATATAGTGCTGGATAATCCCACACCTTATCAATCTTAACCTCACGGAGAGGGATTATCTCTGTCTTTAGATACAGATAGCCACCAAACGCTATACCGATCTGCCCCGTTGTGAGCCTAACTATTGATCTATCTGGTACATTTTCGCTTGTAATCGGCTTTCCTTCATTGTCATACCCATAAATAAAAAAGTTCTTCATTCTATCACTCCTCAATCAATACTTTCATTTTCCTGTGCTCCCAATTCCTCCAACTCTTGTTCCTGTTGGGTTATCATCATCTATTGTAAAATACTTCATAAAAATACCTTGTGCAACCTTTGCCATCGGAGGAATTACTTGTGTTTTATTCCCGATGTTTGTAATGGCAATATGGATATGTCCTTCATTGTCTGGATTATTGTAATATGAAGAATCAATAACTCCTGTGCCGTTACTCAAAACAAGCTGTTGCTTAAACCCCATCGAGCTATGAACGTACATCATAAGAACTTCATCTTCTGGGAAACAAGCCTTGATCCCTGTCTCAAAATACACTGTCTCCTGCGGTTTTACATATGTATCATAGTTTCTTGTAATAAAGAAATCATACCCACAACTACCCTTATCATTTCTTGTTGGTAGCTTTGCCACATCTTCATATCCTGTTACCACTTCAAATTTACGCATTTTTACCTCCTTGATACTCCCCATACGGGGATTCTTGGTTCGACGAACACTGCATCTTAGCCGTAGCTTTAACGTCTTACACGCTCTCCCCAAGCGTAACTTCCCGTCTGTCCGACGGTAGATTATGAATATCTAAACAATAACATAAGTTAGGAAATTTGTTAATATATTTTTATTTCAGCAGAGCCTTGTGTGTCTACTGAGTGTAAAATTCCAAGGTCTGCAAGGATGCTACTCAAAAGACTTGTAACAGTTTCGTCTTGTGTGTATATAGTTCCTTTTCCTTCATCTATAAGGTCTTGAATGGCTTTTCTTTCTTTCTCCTTACCAGTCAGAGCAATACTAGCAAGTTCCGTAGATGTGATTCCCACTCTGTAACCCCCTAAAGAAAGCATGGATATGGTCAACAAGCACGCCCATATTCTGAAAATCAACATATTTATGAAATACTGGATTTGCATAATCAATTTTTCCGTTCTTTTTGCATTTAAAGAACATAAGCTCACAGTAGTTGTCAAGTTTTGCTAAACTACAGTGGTATACAGTTCCACGAAACTCAATACCCTGATAGAGAGCACCAGTAAGACCAATACCACTACTAGACGGAAGGAAAGTATATTCCATATTCTCTTCCTCTTTGCGTCTGCGATCTTCCCGATCTTTTGCTTCAAACTCAAGCCATGCATGATCTTTTGTGTAATCATATGCCATTTCAATAACCACCTTTCATTGACTATTATAAGGCATATTTTGAACTTTGTCAAGAAAAAAGTGCAAGAAATTCTTGCACTTTAAAAGTCTTTTCCTCTGCATAAAATTCTTTGATTTGAACTGCCCCTAAACTCAAGGTTTAAGTCCCTTAGTTCGTCAACATATCTTCCATCTACCAATACATCTATATACTTTAGTATCTCTGTCTTACCAAGTTTTTGAAGTTCTTCTAGTGTATACCCAGTATAACACCACTTCTTTTTATTATCTATACTTTTAGCCAGATATAAGACTTTCTCATAATTTTCATCCGCAAGTGGTTCTCCCCCAAGAAATGAAACTCTTTCAATATACAGTTTACTAACAAGATGAAAGAATGTATTTTCTACCTCTCTTGTCCATTCCTTACCTTCTTGAAAGTTCCATGTTGATTGATTAAAACAATTTTTACAGTGAAAGTGACAGCCCTGCACAAACAAGGCTATCCCAATGCCTTCACCATTACTTATATCCATATCCCTTAAACTAGCATATCTCATGATTATCTAAGTGAACATACCTTTCTTTTATTTCTTGTGTACGCCCTTGGTTAAAGAAATTGGTGCTCAAATATCCACAAACCCTGCGTGTTATATTCATCTTCTCATGGTTTGTGTTGCCACAATTAGGACATTTCCAATCTAGCTTTCCATTATTATCGTAAATCTCAAATTCTCCCTCATACATACATTCGTGACAGTAGTCGGATTTTGTGTTTATTTCTGCATATTGAGACGTTTCATAAATATACTTTATGAACTGTAACAGTGCTTCTACATTATTCATCATGTTTGCACTCTCACAGTATGAGATGTTTCCTCCACCACTCAGTAATTGAAACTTAGACTCAATAGCCAGCTTATCAAACGGATTTATCTCTTCCCCAACAAATACATGATATGAGTTTGTGATGTAATTTCTATCAGTTATTCCTTCAATCTTTCCAAACCTACTTTGTAGACACTTAGCAAACTTATATGTGGTGGATTCTATCGGAGAACCATAAGGAGAATAATCAATATCTTCTTCTTCTTTCCACTTATTGCAAGCATCATTAAGTTTTTGCATAACAGTAAGACCGAACTTTTCTCCTTCTGCATTGTCCGTATGTGAATGTCCAGTCATATACTTTACACACTCATATAAACCAGCATATCCTAGACTTACGGTTGCATACCCGCCTTTAATAAGTCTATCTATTGTTTCACCCGTCTTTAATCTTGCAAGCGCACCATGTTGCCATAAAATAGGTGCAACATCTGATACTGTTCCAAAAAGTCTGGATAATCTTTCCTTATGCGCCTTGTGACAAAGCTCCATTCTTTCTTCAAGTATATCCCAAAACAGATCTTTATCACCACCAGAAGATAACGCCACATCTGGGAGGTTTAATGTAACGACCCCACAATTAAAACGACCCCAATATTTCTTTCCTTTTACCCAATTATTTGCATTTGCAATGTTTGTTTCTACTCTATCTTTTGTTAAAAAGCTCCTGCACGTTTACTCCTATGTCACCATAGGCACTGACTATATCTTCTATCTTACGATAGCCCTGTGTTTGGGAATAGTGCTTATCCCTATTCCTACGCCGCTACACTCATCACAGCTAGTCGATACACATTTATACGCACTTCTGCGTAATTTAGCACGGTACTCATCTTATTACTAAGACCTATCCGTTAGCATGGCTTATGCCACACACCCATTAAGCATGGTTAGCAGGGTTTTACATGGGCTACATTTACACTTACCCATACAGCTCCAAACATCACCTTTGTTCTTTTTCATAACCTTGGCTGATATGTAGTCTGGAACCATTCTTTTTGCAGTGCATTTTGCTGCAAGTTTCGTTAAATACCAATATGGAGCATCTTCTGTTGTATTATCTTCATCAAGAACATAAAGGAGCTTTGGAAAAGCAATAGAAAACCTCTGCCCAACGCTGTTTTTCATGCCATCAATGCGCTGTTTGAAAAACTCCTCAATTAACATGGCAAGCTCTTCTTTATATTCTTGTTCTTCTTGTGTATACATATATATGCTTAAAAATGGCGATTGCGGATGCCATCAATCCGTAGACTATATCTTCACCATATTACATATAGTAACTTAGGTGCGGTGCGCTTCGGGTAATGGACTTTCACCACTACCCTACTCTACTCATTTACTCCCCAATAAATTATTGGGTACACTTTCGATAGTCGTTGCACTTTTCTGTTTTCACAGATTTAGCACAGGATTAGTCTCCTTCCCCTGTTAGCATGATACCGAGTTGTCATTTCCTACAACGCCTAAATGTGTATCATACACCCTAGATTTCTAGGTTCACACCGTTCAAATATAGTGTTTCCACCATACCGAGCCAAACTTAACCATTAACATTGGTCATACTATTTAGTTGATAGTTAAATGTCTGAACACTATCACTTACTTCCTTCTTTATATCAATATCTGCAAACTTATTTGCTTGTTCCTCCGATAAGCCATTTTCTATGTATTTTTTATAATATAGTTTTCTGCTATCTCTTACAAATGGCGCTAAATGTCCAAGACAAACAGAAGCACCACCATAACTCATAGAAGTAACTGCAAGTATTATTTGTGTTGCTATGGTAGTCGCAGTTAAAAGTCTGTGTGGTTTATCAATTCTAACACCATTTATTACTGTACCATTTTGTAACATATCATCAAGATTTATTAACTCGCAATTATGTATTCTCTGGCAACTATAGTCCATATCGTGTATATGAATGACACCATCATTATGTGCTTGTATAACATCTGGGGAGAAAATATATCTCTCTGCTATATCCTTGCTTACAACACCTGCAATATAATCCCTTTTAGTGCTAACAAGGAGTGAGTTTTTATTTGAGTTCTCTTCTTTCCAATATTCACTTTTATCCCCAATCAAGTCCTCTAGTTCTTCATCCACAGTGTTCTTTGATCTTTGAAACTCTCTGATGCTTCTGTATCCTTCATAGGACTTTGCTGTTAGCTTTTGTTTATGTGAGATCAACTTTGAGAATACAAGCGTTTCTATCTCTTGTATAGTTACAAGTTCCTTATCTGATTCTGTCAGTTCATTTTCAATTTCATCTGCTATATTATTTGCAATCTTTTCTGAATAAACATTTCCTGCTCGCATGGCTTTTAATATCGCCGCGCTTATCTTCTGTTTTTCAAATTCTACTATGCGTCCATCTCTCTTTTTTACCCTCATAAGCTCTCCCCTCAAAATGCCATGTCATATCTTATGTTTTCTTCTTTTTCTTTTCTTACAGTTGCATACTTCTTTAGATTTTCTTCATATGCTATACTTCTATATCCGTAAGTTATGCTTCTTACAACCTGTTCTATTCTTGCTTCTTCTGGAAACTTCTCAAGAACATTTAGTTGCATATTCCACGATATTTTTGAAGGAAACAGGTGTTTCTCTCTGCACATATCTAAAAACACATTTAACTGTAAGAGTAGCTTTTTGTCCTTGCCAAATCGTTCAGCAGCCATTTCCCTAAGACCAACCTTCTTTGGTTTTTCAGTCTTTTGCTTCTGGATACGCATTGGCTTTGGTTTAACTAAACTCAAGTCATCAAACAGAGCCATTTAATCACTCCTTAGACATAAAAAGGGCTTATAGCCCTTATTGATTTTGATGTTATATGTAGCCCAACCACGCTACATACCGTATGAACCTACCCGCGCTTCCTTTCATATATGTTGTGTAGCAAACTGTTCATTCCTCAACATCATGTATATATTTTACCACAAATCTATCTTGCAGTCAATAGCCCCATGTAATTACTTTTGTAAAGACTCTGCTGTGTCCAAAATCTGTTCATCAACCTTGCTATTGCAATAGTCATATAACTCATCAACATATTCTTTCTTTTCTTCATCTGACATATTTTCAGTATTTGCCTCTACTGACATTTCATATGTGAAGAAAGAATCTCCTAGCTTTTCTGACCGCCGACTTGCAACTGTTACTTTTGTAATTCGCTCCATTACTTTTTCTCCTTAAATGTAACCGCATAGGTCTTTTTCTCGTCAACACACCCAACAAATTCTTCTGCTGAAAGTTCCCCAGATGCTAGACTATCTTCTAGCCTTTCTTCGTCAACAATAGTTTTCAAGAGCCACTTTGCTCCCAGCTTCTTTGCTACTTCTGTTGCTTTTTCTTGATTGAGTTTTCGCGTTACTCTTCCTTTTACTACTGCAACATATTTCTCTCCTTCCGAACTTCCTTCTCCAACTGACTTAATATCAGTTTTCAGATCATTCAATTCTTTTGTAAGTTCAGTGATCTGTTTATTTAGTTCTGCGGCTCTATCAATTTTGTTCATTATTTCTCCTCCGTGTATAGGTGTAGTCTCATCGCCCACTTAACTGGAATAAATTTTGTCTTAAACCACAACTTAATCCGTTTTGTATTCAACTTATCAACACCACACGGAAACTCAATTTTCTTGCTACTTTCGTTACAGTGAAAGTACAGATCATCAAAAGGTTCTCTAAACACATATGCGTTATTATATCTTGCAACACCATTTTCCATAAAAACAGAAGGGCATCGTATGTTTTGCTTAACTCCATCAAACGATTCCTTCCATTCCCAATCTTCTCCTGTAAGTTTTGTAAGTGGTTTGTAGTCAATAAGATCACAAATAATGTCCTTAACGTATGCTATAGACATTCCAGAATGTCCCTGTTTCTCAAGAACCTCAATGATTTCTAAAATATTTTCATTTATTTTTCTTTGTAACTCTTTTTCACTATCACCATCACAACTATTCTCAATAATATCTAATTCTCTCTTAGCAAATTCGTAAGCTGACATAATTACCCCTTCACATAAACAGTTGTTGTATACCTTCCTTTTTGGATTGCCTCTGATTCTGAATCTACAAAAATGTCGATGACATTTCCACCCATTCCTCCGCGATCTTCCACAACGAAATCTTGTCCATTGATTTCTACAATCGTACCTATCGGAAGAGAATTACACGCAACTGTTCTTCCTGCAACTGGATATACACCACTTGCGGTGTTGTTGCCAGTATGCGTATAATGAGTGATTTCAAACACAGCGGCTTCCCCATGCTCACTCTTTTCCTCTTCTTGTTTTACTTCCATATTTTTTTGCTTTTCTTGTTGCTCAATATAAAGCAGGTCATTGATTCTCTGTAGCTCAACTCTCATATCATCTAGTTCCTTTTCTTTATCATATATCATCTGTTGCTGTTTGTCAACAGTTTCTTCAAGATTTTCTTTCTGATCTACTAGCCCAATAGTTACAAATATAGCAATACTAAATGCAATTACCGCCACTGTCATTTTAATATACTTATTTACCTGTATCATTCACATTCCTCTTTTCTATATTTCCTTCTCCTGTGAGAATATAGTTTAATACTTCTTTATCCTTAACGTCATATTTTGCATCAACAATAGAATCTGACATAACACCCTTTCTCATAACAAGTTTATGAATATATTCATCAATCGTATTCTTTGCCATGAGTGTAATTATATTGATTGAAGATGTTGTTCCTATTCTATGTGCTCTATCCTCTGCCTGTTGTTTCGCAGCCATTGTATAAGGTTCATCCATAAAGATTACATTAGTTGCTTTTGTAAGTGTCAATCCTGTTGACATAGCGGCAATAGTTCCAATAAGAATATGACAACCCTTATCTTCCATGAATCTTTTCTTCTGCCCTTCTCTATCTTTTACCTTACCAGTAATAACAGCAGGTTTATATTCTTTAAGTTCTCTCTCAAGAATATCTGTAACAGTTGTCCAAGATGAAAATATCAGACAGCTATCCCCATTATCAACAATCTCTTTTACAATCTCCCTTAATCGGTCAATCTTTGCTGATTCATGAATAGTAGATGATAGTATTGATGTATCTGCTGTTGCTTGTCTTAGTCTTATCATCTGCCCCAATGGATCTGGTGATAAGCTAATTTCGTCAATATTTTCCATAATCAACTTTAGTACATCATCATAGATCTTTCTCTGTTTCTTCCCCAACTCCACATATTCATCAATATACACCTTTGGTGGAAGATCAAGCACGTCTGATTTCTTCTTCCTTAGACTAACACTGTCTAGCTTTTGTTGCAATTCATCAAGATTTTTAAATCCAACTACTTCATAGTTTGAGAATCCACCCATTATACAATACCGCGCCCTAAACCCATAAAGATTAGAAGTTTCTTTGCCCACCAACTTTAAGGGTACATATAGATCAAGCGGATTATTCATCAATGGTGTTCCAGTAAGTCCATAGAAGTATTTTACATACTTAGATAGTAGCAACAAGGCTTTTCCTTGTTGGCTACTGGATGACTTGCAACACTGAATCTCATCAAATATAACCATCTCAATTACATTTTTCTTCATTAGATCTTTTAGCTTATCTCTTATCTCCTTATTTCTAAGAGATTCTACATTTGTAACAAGGAAAAATTCATTAAAGTTATTTAGGTCATCTAGCTTATCCTGTGTGCTTCCCGACACCCACATTCCTTTTTTATTTTTCCTGCTTCCAAGAACTCTAACATCTGACTTAGTGTGTTGTTCTACTTCATTCTTCCACGTATATTTCATACCGTTTATTCCAGAAACAACAAGACAATGTTTGATCTGTCCAAGTTCTTTTCTCTTTAATGCAACAGCAATAGATGTAAGTCCCTTACCCATGCCCATATCAAACAACAACAGGTACTTATTAAAAGATAAAAGTTCGTTGATTCCCTCCATCTGATATTTGTATGGTTTTGTCACCATGTCTTTTGCTAATTCAAATTCATGGATAATCTTTTCCCCAAACTTTTTCTTGTTTATAGGTTTTCCAACAATGTCAAAAGACTCCAAGTGTAGTTTTTCTTGGAGTTTTGATAAACACGAGTGAGGAAGTTCCCAACTCTTATCTTTCGGACTATAAATTCTCTCTGGAAAACTCCTAATAACATCTACAATGATTGCTTTATATGGAAATGTAACAAATATACTCTGCTCACATGACAGCTTCTTTGGTTTTCCATACTTAACTGTAATCATTTTTCTTCATCCTCTATCTCATATGACTCTAAATGAACAGATTCCTTATCAACTTCTAAAATTTCGTCCGAAAATTCTAGTCCATGAAGTAATTCATTTTTATGCCGTTTCCAGAATTTCTTTGCTTCTTTTTTCGATTCAAACAATCCAGTGATTCCTTCTCTAAGAGGAAACCACTGTAAATAAATATCATCAGCACAGCAAAGAATCCTATCGTTATTTGCATTTACGCCGTCTGCAACAATGTTAAATGTTGTCATAAAACTTCTCCCACTTTGTATTACCACTCCTATATACTTTGCAAGCACCCAATTTCAGCATGACATAATCTTCCTTATTTTGTGCATTACTATCATATGCTTCTTGCAACAATTCTGGGAAATCTTTTTTGAGGTACTTGAGTCTACACATTTCTCGTTTTAGTTCTTCACCGCCAAGATACCAATAATACCTTGGAGTACACTGTCCACTGTTTGTAAATCCAAGCCGTTCATAAATTCCACCAACAAAGTAATCATTCATGCTATAACTTAGAACATACTTTGGTGAATAATCTCTCTCAAACGCCTTTAGTAGTTTGTTTGCACCACCAACAACAGTACATCCATCCTTGACGCAATATCTGTGAAGCTCAAAATGACCATCTTCTGTTTTACTCATGCGAAGTTTTCCAAAAGACATGACAGCCAACAACTCATCACCATAGAACAATCCATAATTTATTTTCATTGTAGCCTTATTTGCACCTTGTATATGATACTTGTCAACAAAATCACAAGCAACCTCATCATCAATAATTGAAACAATACACTTTCTTGCAAAAATCTTATTCTGTGTTGTTAATAATGACCTAAGATACATCTTAATCTTTTCTTGATTATTTTCCCAATCAACATCAAAGATTGTGATAAGATGAATTCCTTTTTCTTTTGCTTCAAGAAACTTGTCTCGATGATAATATTTATCTTTATTATCATATAGACCACCAGAGGTTGCATGGTACGCAGAACCACAATATTCAATACCGATATTTTTATCCTTTATAAGAATGTCTATCTCTCTTCCATCTAGTATAGACCTGTTATGTTGTTCAACAAAATCATTCATACACATTACAAAATCCTTTATCTCATTTTCTGTTCTTGACCCATTGTGAGCAATACTGTTACAACCACAAGAGCAGATATATCCATTCTTTACCTTGTTAGGATCATATATTCTTTCGTTACCGCAGTCACATCTAAACTTCCACATAGTTCTTCCATTTATGTACCCTGCATATTCTACTGCTGTAAGCATATTCCATGACTGACCCGTTAAATCTTCTCCCCTTACATGAGACGTGTCTCTTCTAAGGCAACCACAAGACTTCGTAACACCGTCTGTAAGATAATCCCTTCTTACAACAACTTCATTACCACAATCGCACTTGCAAAGCCAATATGGTATACCATTTTCTACATGATCTATTTTTAGTGGCTTAAGGCGCTCAAACCTATCCTTCGATAAATCCTTATAGTTCCCAGTATTTAATTCCTTTGCATTTTTTGACGCAATCTCCTTTTGTAGGCAACCGCAAGACTGAGTGTTTTTTGTTCTAAGATTACCAGCACTAACAACAACTTCATTCCCACACTCACACTTGCACCTATATTTATTACCTTCAAGTCTTTCAATAGGCATTAACCTACCACAAGGTACGCCAATAAGAGATTTTACTAGCTTTTCTTGCGGCTTATAACACTTTCCACAAGACACAATCCTTTTACTCTTTAGATGGCTATATCTGATTACTTTTTCTGTACCACAATCACATCGACAAAGATAGTAAAACTGGTATCTCGAATCTTGATGGTCAAAGGCAATTATTTTCAACCTTTCAAATCTTTCCCCGATATGAATATTTGGATCAACTTTCTTTCTCACCACTTAGAACCCCCAAAACAAATGCAAGAACCTCATTTTCTCCCCTAGATCCTTTAGTTGCAATCTTTTTACTACATTTTGGACATCCGCACCTTTTTTTCATTGTGGATATTTTTATGTGCATATGTACTGGATGTTCATAAACTCCGTGTTCTTTGCAAACAAACTTTTTAACGTCTGTGCAAGTTATTAGTCCCTTTCTTGCAAGTTCTTTATCTTCCTCCAAATAAAGTTCTTCTATGAACCAATCTGGATAAGTTCTATTTTTTGATCCTTTAACTCGTCTTGCAACCTTCTTTAGACATCCACATGATTTCACCATGCCACTTCTCAATCGTGTGCCAGTATGTTCACACTCATTACCACAATCACATCTACAGTGCCACTTTGAAGTAATGTTATTATACCAAAGAACAGTCAATTTGTCAAACGTCTTTCCAGTTATATCAATGAGTCTTGATTTCATTTTCTTCCTTGCACATCCACAAGACTTTGTTTTCCCACTCAGTAGTGCTTCACCAACGACATCAAACTCTTTTCCACAATGACAAATACAATGATAAGTATATTTTCCATAACTATTCTTACCATTTTCTGATAAAACCATTATTCCATTTATTTCTTCACCAGACAAATCTCTGTGTCCAATACTACACCTACATTTAGAGTTTCCGCTAATTACATTTGATGCAATAACTTCTGACTCTTTTCCACAGTTCTCACACCTACATAACCAAACAGCTTTTCCTGCTTTTGTTGATTTTGTATATCGAAGAAACCTGTAGCCATTATGTACTTCGTTTGTATAGTCTTTTCTTTTAGCCACTTATACTTCATCTCCTTTTTATAAGGATAACACAAATGAAGAAAAAAGTCAACAAAAAAAAATAGAACCCGTTTCCAGGTTCTATTATCTTTATGTCTTAATAGTGTGGATCGTAAACCCCTTCGACCTTCTGCTTGCCAGAAGCTCTGGAAATCATAGTGAGTTTGTAATATGGGTACTTTGGATGATTCTCGTAATCGGTCAAGAAGTTGACGGTTAGTCCGAATGAACCAAAGTCTGTTCCGATAAGTCCGCTGAGATCGCCGTCTGGCGTAATCTTGACGTGCCATGCCTCAAGATTGTAAAGACCGCCAATGTTTGGATCGCCAACAAACAGTAGTTCTCCTTCGATGTCTCCTGCATTTCCACCAGAAACAGTTGGGAACGCAGCTTTTGGAACAGTGGCAGAAACCTTTACGATATCACCAGTCTTAATGCGACCACCGTCACGAATCTTGATAATACCAGCTCTGCTTTCCTGTGCATCTGTGAGGTAATCCTTACCATCTTCATATGTGCTGATTGATGCTGTTAGGACTGCTTCATTCATGTTTGCGTTTGCTGTGAATGTTTCACCAACACCAACAGTTGCTTTGATCGTCGCACCACTTGTAAGCGTAAATGTCTTTGTTAGTGTGCTTGCTGTTGTGACATTGAATGTCTGTGGAGCACCAACAAGTCCTTCTCTCACTTCTAGTGTTAGACCATCAAGATCACCACTTGCAGTTGGAGCAGTTTTTACTGTGATAAATACACGAACATCATCTGTTCCTGAAAATGCGGCAGTTGATAATTCAAGAATACCACCACCATTGTCCTTTAGTGTGTCATCTGGGTTCGTTGTTGTCTGAATACTCATATCAGATGTAACTGTTTTTGCCTTAAATGACGCAGGGATTGTGCTTGCAGGCTTAACTTTAATGTTGCTTACATCAAAGTATCTGTTTCCGTCTGCATCTGCAAGTTGAATGATTCCTGGAACACTTATTACTGTGTAAGGCTCATCAACGAGTGTCTTTGCCTGTTGCACTTGAACATTCTCTACGCCGAAAAGACCGAGAGCAAGATTATATGGGTTATACTCATTAAGTGTTAGCTTTGCGCTAGGCTTAATTGCAGTAATAACAGAAGCCATTAGCTCACGCTTCTTGTTCATTGAGCTGTTCTTCTCTACCTTATCAACGTCGTTGGAGATTGTAAACTCCTCTACATTTCCAAGGTGGTGAAAGCCATTCGTATCGTCATTTCTCTTGAAGTACAGAACACCTGCACCCACCATGAGGTCTTCGGATACGCTAAATGCCTGATTTGACAAAAGCTATTCCTCCTTTATTTATACCATTCTATATTTATAACTAGCCGATGCTGACTTACATTCATGTTTTCGTTCTCGTCACCATCGCTCAAAATTCCTTGTAATGTTAGTTTAGACCCTATCCCTCTTTTTTGTAGGTCTAGGTTAAACTTCCACAATAATTCACAAAATTCATTTTCAACATCATACATTTGCTTATAATTATTATCATTCATATCATATGCTGATGTTGCTTGATTTGTTACATATATATCAACCCATAGCTCTACTATCGCGCCATGTACTGATGCTTGTTTTCCAGCATCTTCTTCTGAACCGAATATTATCCATATTGCAGGAAATTCACCCGTGTTTCCCTTGCCGACACGAATTTTAAGATTATCTCTATCTGTCATTTTATCAAACGGTCTTTTCCCATTTTTATATTTATATGACTTTAGAAAATCTCTTAAACGTACTGCTATGTTATACCACTGTAAATCCTTTATCATAATTTAATTCCTTGAAATAGGCATTATTGCAGGAAATGTTCTCTTTTTCAGCTTTTTACCGTTGGTAAATGTATCTGCACTCAGTTGCTTTAATAAATCATCAAGAAGTTCCTTAAATAATTTATATTTAAGCGCAAAACTATCATTGTCAACGCTCTTTCCAAGAGAAAACTGCGCTTTCCCCCAAGCCGCTGTCATATATGCCCAAAACATCCCCAACTGGCTTACAAGAAAAGGTGTAGGAGTAGCAATTTGTTCTGGCTCAACACCATAACTCATAGCTATTGATTCCACATATGATGATGAATCTCTAATTATCCTAGGAGTAACATAGCTTTTTAATAGTGCGTCATCTAACATTTTTGTGTTAAAATATACTCTATAATTTTCCATGTAATAACCTCCTAACTCCATCTTCAAATATCTCATTCACCTTATCTATTGACTGCTCATAAGCGTTTCCAAGAAAATCTTCGCCCCTCATACCTCTGATACTTCTCAGTACCCACTCTGTTGGTTCTAGTGGTGGTTTAAATCTTTTTCGATTAGACCAAGGATTTATTACGCCTTTTTTAGAAAACCAGTGTAGTGCTTTTGCTCTCCTAGGAAATATCCTACTATGTTTTATACCATATAATCCAGTTCCTTCAAGAATCCATTTCCCATGTGGAGCAAGTTTTGTGTCAATATATACTCTGCCTATTCGCCCTTCTCTTACTCTTGGCAAGACCATGTATCTAATAGCACGTTCAAGATTCCCAGTTCTACTTGTAAAATCATGATTACTTCGTGCTTTATCACGAATATATTCACAAGAATCGTGTAGACAGGACTTTAAGTACCTGTCTACATCGTCTTGTGTTAGAGTTATATCAGCCCGAACGCCTCCGCTATATACCACATCAATATGTGGTAATTTAGTTGGCACGCCCATTCTTAGTCAATCTTTGCGATAAGAATTGAGCCAGCACCACCATCAACGTCTGCGCCGAATGAAGGAAGGCAAATCTGCGATACAATAACTTCACGGTTTACTGGATGGTCAATGAGACGCGTGTAAACTGCAACGCCTGTATCTGTAATTCTTGTATTTCCAGAAGTCTTTGCATCTGTAAGAAGATCAATTTCCTCTGGTGTGGTACCAAATACCATGTTTCCTAGCTTGCCACCAACGGGAAGGAGTGTGCAAACACCCTCTGGATAGAATGGCTTACCTGCACCGCCAACTTCATCTGCATATGCAGCATCATTGATAAGAACTTGTAGACCAGTTGCATTAAGGATTAGATCCTTAACCTGTGGTGATGTTACAAGTTGCTTTCCAAGACTTGTTGCTGTTGGATAGAGAATAGCGATAGTTGACTCGCTCTTCTTAATAAGGTTGAATGTCTTTGTATTCATTACAACATATCCCATTGGGACATGGAACTCAGTACGGAAATAATCAACCCAATCAATAAGATCTTGAATAGGCTTGCTGTTTACTGGATCAGTCCATGCAACACTTGCCTTAACATTCTGCTTTCTGCTAAGATTGTAGTTGTAGTCTAGCTTTACGCCGTTGCCGTCAATCTTAACGTGACCCGTGGAAATAAGTTCCATAGCCATTCTCTCACGAGTTGCGCGAGAGCCGCGAAGAAGATTACCTGCATCATCAAAGATGCGTGTTACATAGCCGCGAAGAATCTGGTCATTTGAAATTGCAAGAATCTGCTGACGAGTTTCCTCATCGACCTTCATTCTCTCACGGAAGAATGGCATCTTCTGCTTTGTAACTTCGATTGAGAGACGATCTCTGTAAGTTGCCTGTGTATCAAAAGCACTAGCCTTTAGACGAACAGGAAGTCCAGCGCGACCGCCGACCTTGCTAAGTTCTAGCCCCTGAATCTTTGTTGCAGGGAAAAGCATTTCTCCCATATATGCTGTCTGATCTGCCTTTGAGTTATCCCAATATGCTAGAATATTAGCAGGTGTTATATAATCAAAAAAATTCATACTATTAAAATTCCTCCTTTATGTCAATTAGTCCTTGCGACCAAATACAATGTGTGGTAGCTTTGCCTTAACTGCACCACCAGGTTCGCCCTGAGGTAGATTATCCACATTGATATATCCATGAATAATAAGTGCGCCAGTAGCTTCGCCCTGTGTTACATCTACACTATGATAAAGGATTCCGTCAATATCACTAGAAACTGCCATAGCACCGCCACCAGCAAGAGGAGCTGATGCTGCAACTGCGGCAACTGTATCCTCATCGACACCAGAAACAAGTTCTGCAACTACATATGTGTTTGCCTCTGTGTCATTGTTGATAAGCTCAACGAGCTTTCCATATGTTGTCTCAACTGTACCGTCTGCCTTGCAAGCGAGATTAACCTTGATTGCCTTTGTAGCACCACCAGTAACCTCAACAGAAGCATTTGATACTGCATGACCAGTTGGAATATAAAATTCTACTGTATGTGCAACTGCACCATCTTGCTTTGCTGTTAGTTTAACACTTGCATTAACTGTTAGTGCCGCCCGTGTTACTGTTGGTACAACTTCCTTTGCAACCTGCTGTGGGTTGACAAGCAAGCTACCGCTTGAACCATAAAGATACGTACCATAGGGGATAATATAACGCCCCTTGTCTGTTGGCTGTAGTCCTGCAACTGTGTCCTTGTTTACTGTGACAGGGCGTGCAATATACCCTTCGCCAACAAGAAGTAGTTCCTTGTCGAAACCATCAAACTTCTTTTTCTTAATTTGTATTGCCATATTTTATATGACCTCCTTTATTTATGTTTTGCCCACAATGTCTTACCACATCTATATACAACAAATCCATTATAATTATAGAATACTGGTTCGACTTGTCCTATTTCTTTGTACCCAAAGTTTTGTAACCATAACCCATTATCCCAATCATTATCAGTTGCGGTAATCATTGACCTAGGCACAACTCTATTTTCATTGTTTGTAACAATATCAAATATTCTACTAAAAACCTCTTTTTTATTGCTTAAATAATCAATATCAAAAATAGTTACTAATCTTATCCCCATAGACTTCGCTAAAAGGAACTTGTCTCTGTGATAGTATTTATCTTTATTGGAAAATATTCCATTTTCTGTTGCATGGCACCAACTACCGTTGTACTCGATACCAATTTTTAGTTCTGGTATGTAAATATCTATCTCTTTTCCACCCAGAACTCTTGACTTTTTAATGTCAATTCCAGACAAAACCCCTTGAAGGTATTCAAATAATTCAATTTCTGGTTTTGACGTTTTGTTAATCAACTTCAAACATCCACAACTTGTTGTGTGTCCAGACTTCAAGTGATCTATTGCAACAACAGTTTCATTTCCACAATCGCATTTACACTTCCAAAACGTCTTAGTATCAACATGATCCTCAGATAAAACTAATAAGCTATTAAATCTCATTCCTGTTAAATCAACAAAATTGCTTCTTCTTTTATTTTTTAGACACCCGCAAGATTTAACATTTCCAGAAACAAGCCTATCTTGCACAACATCTATTGTACCACCACAATCGCATTTACAGTGCCAGTATGATCTTCCTTTACAACATTTATCTTTCTTATACCCAAGAAATGAATCAACAACAAGATTTCCAAACCGTTTTCCAACCATATTGGCAGTATTTGCTTCTCTTGCTCTTTCTACTGTTATACATCCACAAGATTTGACATGACCATTTCTAAGATGTGCTGTTTTCACAAACGCTTCATTACCGCAGTCACATTTGCATTTCCAATACTTTGCATTATTTTTAGTGTATGCAAATCCAATCACAGTAAGATTGTTGAATTTTTGTCCAGTTAAATCTATCATTTTCATGTGCATACATCCTTTCAAATATTTCTATTTTACTATATATGCACTATTTTGTCAATCAGCCAAACAAATCTCCTAGTGACTTCGATTCACCACCGCCTTGACTGCCCTTATCCGCAATCATAGCCTTTACGAAGTCATCTACGCCACTATCATCTTTCTTACCGCCGTTCGCGCCTGAACCACTTCCAGCGCCACCACGGGTTTCTTTCTGTACGAACTCTGGATTAGCCTTTGCCCAATCTGCAATACCGTCTACAACAGAAATTTCATTTCCTGCGGCATCCTTCATTGTAAGTGTTGAACCATCCTTATCAACGTCAACCTTCCCAAAGAATAAGTCAATCATCTGCTCTGGCTTGATTATCCGATTTGATACAAGAGCTTTCTGAATAGCATCACGCTTTACTGCATTAATCCGCTGTGTCTTTTCACTCTCAAGTTGATCTGAAAGTTCCGTAACAGTTGTATTTGCCTTTTCAAGCTCTCTCTGAGCCTTTGTAAAATCACGCTTTAGGATCTTGATTTCTTCTGGTGTTGTTCCACCGCCAGCTTCCTTTACGAGCTTATCCTTGACATCATCAAGCATCTTGTCAAAGTCCTCTGTTTCAAGATTTAGATCAAATGCCTTTGAAACAATGTCAAACTTTTCTGACGTTTCCTTTAGCTTTGCCTGTTCATCTTCAAGCGTCTTTACCTTCTTATTCGCTGTGTTGAGTAGCTTGTTAATTGCGTTAAATTCCTTTGTAATTATTGCTACCTTTTCCTTGCTCTCTTCTCCCTCAAGACCAAGTGCTTTAATAAGTTCTTCCAGTGTCATGTTCTTCCTCCACTTTGTCCTAACATAATTCTAATTTATATTATACTGTATTTCTATACAAATGTCAATAACTACGTGTCATTACATACCAGTTGGTTGAACAACACTTACCTGTCCTGGTTCTAGTGGCTGCTTTCCTGTTGGACTCTTTTCCACACTTTCAACAAGTTTATCCACAATGTTTGCATCAACATCTTTAAGTGTTGCTCTTACAACTTGCTTACGCATTTCTTCATTATACTCCTCAGAGATATTCATTGTGAGTGCTGACGTTGCATTAGCAAGTGTTGTAGCTGCATCAATAATACCATACTGATTATTATACACAACAGAAAATTCTTTCATATCTTCATTCATATATTTAGAAAATACATACATTATAGACTTTTCTGCCTCTTGTAGCCCCTGTCCTAATTCGCTAATAGTTTGAAATAGCTGTTGATTATCCCATTCACGAGCAGTTCCGCTAACATTATACTGATTTACACCAGTAGTCATTTGTAGTGTTGCCATCCGATAAATTTCCTTTATGCAGAAATTTATTTCATTCATGATAATATCACTAGAATCTGATGGTGGAGTTATGAACTCTGGCTTTGCCGCGCTCTTTCCTCCACGATACATTATCATGTCAGCAGTACCATATCTTAATGGCTCATCTCCATTTTCATAGTCATCTTCATCTGCGATTGGGTATGTGAGTAATGAAAATGCTTGTGCTCTATTTCTTTCCCTAAGTTCTGAGCACGCATTATATAGAGCATGATTCGTTCTTGCTATTGCATATAGATCCGACTGAGGAATTAAGTTATTGCTGTCATTTATCGCTCCATATAAAGGTATTATTGGAATGATTCCAACGGGATTCTGGAACGTCTGTGTTTCACCATCGACAACTTTCTTACATACTGTACTTGTCCACGTCCATGTTTCTGGTTTATTTACCGCATTTCCATCTTTATCAAGAACATAATTATCTATAGTGTATGAAATACTGACAAGTCTGCCAAGTTTATCGGTATACCAGTTTGTTACTTGTGCAGGACTTACAAGATAGAGATAAGGATATAGTCGCTGATCCACAACATCTTTTTCTGTAAGTAATCTATCTTCTTCTACTTGTTCCATGTCTACAACAATAAACTCAACACCATGTAGTTTTGCTCTAATTGCCGCCTTTTTCATAAATCTTGTAAGTGTTGTCTTTTTACCATCAACATCTTTTTCAAACAAAGACGCAGTTGAAGATAATCCACTCCGCATTGGTTCCGTCTTAAATATAGGATTAACATGAGCGTCTACAACTGGTTTTACATAGTTAATAAAATAGCTCATATTCTTTCTTCGCACATATTTTTCTGCTCTTTCACTGGGATGTGGAATAAGGTATTCTCCTGTTTCAAATCCACCAGACGCCCTATACGCATTATCGAGAAGTTCATATTTTCCTATTAGTTGTCCATTGTAACTAGCAAGCATAGAAAGCTGTTTTATTAGTTCACTTTGTTGTTCTTCTACCTCTAAAAATTCATGAACTGAACCACCAGCTTCTAATACTGTTCTTCTTTCTCCTATTTGTGACAAATTATTCCTCCTCTCTTATTAGAATCCTACAATTCTTGTTGCATCACTGATTTTTGACTTTGGTTGCATATACATACATCCATATCTAAGTGCATCACAGTTGTGTAGTATAATATTTGAGTCTGTCACTGCATAACAGTTGACAGACTCAACAAACATATTATATACAGGAACATCTTCTTCTAGTTCATGTATTTGTTTTATCTTCACCATTTCCTCCGATTTTCGTACTGCTCTTTCCATGTTGCCCATCTGCAATTTTCTTTACAGTAATCTTTTGTAGAATCAATCCGATCAACAGTCGTTTCTTTCTTCCCAAAATCTTCGCAGTGTTTTAAATATGAGTCATACATGTCTTCTTTGAAAGCTAGAAACGAATTTTTCCATCTGTCACAGACTTTAATACCCCTAGCTCCATAATATTTATACGATTTATTATTTGCATTACTACATCTCTGTATCATATTCTTCCACGTTTGATAAAATCTAGTTCCAACCATGCCATGCTTTTCCCCAGACAAATGTCCGCATGATAGTGTGTTTCCAGACACCATGCGCTCACCAACAACAACAACTTCTTTTCCACAAGAACATTTGCACAAATAATGAACTTTTCCAAATTTATCATTTGTGGTTCTAGATAAAACAAATAGTTCTCCAAATGTTTTTCCAGATAGATCTCTAAAAGAACACTCACTTGTCCTTTTCTTTTGTAAGCACCCACATGATTCTGTTCTCCCTGCCACGAGAGATGATGCTAAAACATCGACTTCATTACCACAATCACATCTACAGTGCCACTTTGCCTTGTTATATTTATCCTTCCCAGCAAAACAAATAACAACAAGATTTCCAAATCTTTCACCTGTTCTATCTTTTATTTTACACATAATATCAAAACCTCCAATAATAGTTATATATCTATATTATAACATATTGGATGAATATTGTCAAATACACAGTATTTCATCATCAATACTTAGGTCTGAAACATATTTCCATCCGTTTTTTGTAAGTATTGGGTGATTTTTTGTTATTTTTAGTTTTTCACCATTATCAAAAACTATTTCTACAACCTTTGCTGAACTATCTGTCATACAGACACCATCAAACCTGCAAACACATTTTTCTCCTGTTTCTGGGTTTATTGTATTCACATATCCAGTTTTTCCAACAAGATCTTTTATTGGTATATGTCCTTCTGTTGTGTTTATTAAAGTATCACCAGTTATACAGGCATGGTCATCAACTTTCTTGGGAAGGTCAATGCCTCTTTCTTGCGCTTTCTGATCCCAAACATATGTTTGCAACTCTCTTATTAGGTTCTCGCAATGTTCCTCTATAAGTATTTTTCCTTGCCCCATATCAGACGCAACTGTTCTTATTCCTGGGAGAACATCATTTATAGCATTTTTTGTTTTCATGTGAAATCTTCGTGCCTGTAGTTTAAAACTACTTGCAGAAGGGTCAACAACTACAACAATCTGCCTATATGTTCTCTGTGTTAATTCTGTTTCTTCATTTATGAAATCTCTTAGATCATTTACATATTCTATATCTGTTTTTTGTGCTTCTGGATTTCCGTCTTCTTCTTTTACCGCAGCTCGCCCATTAAAATAATATTCTTTGCATACATATATAGTGTTATCTACAGTTTTACCTAGCAGTAAAAATGCTGTTGGGTTTGCTGTACCTATATCACAACATACACACCAATCTATTATATCTTCATATGGTATGTCTGATTGCTTTATGACGTGTTCTTTTTTATTGAACATATCATATATCAATCCGTCAGCGACTACCCACTTACCGCTCACATATCTTTTCGCGAAAACACCACTATACATCTTTTTGTAACGATTTTTTACTTCTTCTGACAAAGATAAATTATCATCCATTGTAAAATGAACATATAAACCGTCTTTCTCTCTTAGCTTCTTTAGCACGTTTTTGTAAAACCAGTGGTGTGGTGAAGAAGGGTTGCAGTTAAAAAACGCTTTTGCGCCCTCTATTGATAAACGTGCTGTTGACTGATTATAGAAGGATTCTGGTATAAGCGCGACCTCATCTATAAATAGAGCTGCAAGCGTGAGTCCCTGTATGAGATCCTGTGAACTTTCATCTTTCTGTAATGTTATCACACAAACTTTTTATTTTGTGTATCTAGTTCTTGCGAACATCCCAACAAGGTTCACAAACTTATTGGTACTACCAGTCTATTCTGGTCTAGTTCAGCATACATTTTCACCATATCATTTCTGACTTAGGTGCAGAACACTCTTGGGGAGATTATATTTATTCACTCCCTATGCGTTACACTGCTTATTAGCCTATTCGCTATCTAATAAGTTAGCTCGGTGTTTTCTTGAACTTTCTCTTATGACTTATATCGTTTTGTTCTTTCCATGTTGCCCATCTGCAATTTTCTTTACAGTAATCTCCGTTTGGGTCTATTCTGTCTAATGATGTATTCTTTTCTCCATATTTTTCTACGTGATCTATGTACGAATCATACATATCGTTGTAGAATGATTCAAAAGAATTTAACCACTTATCACTCATTTTAATTCCCACAGAACCATAATACTTATAATCTTTGTTATTCACATTATAGCACCTACCCTTTATAGAAGTCCACGTCTTGTATATAGGACTATAACGCAAACCATGTGTTTTATTTTTATTTGCAACGTATTCCGACCTATAACATCCACATGATGATGTGTTCCCAGAACGTAAAGAATAATATCTAACTTCAAATTCGTTTCCACAACTACATCTACATCTAACTATTGGTATAGAATTTTTAACACACACGAAAGATATTATCCTAGCTCTTCCATAAGACTCACCAATAACATAACTGTAATCTTTCACACTATAACCTCCAAAAATAGAATTTATTACATTATAGCGTAAAATAAACACTTTGTCAAGATTTTCACCGATTTTGCTCTGTTCTTATACTTATGTTTCCATAAATACGAGCCAAAGATTTCTAGCTCCAAAGATGTAGAAGTAATTAGTAATCTCTCCCTTTATAATCTCTAAGTAATTCTCTGATCTATGTTCTATGATTTCATAATCTAGTGCCATTAACATCTGCTTTAGTGATACAAGTATATTTCGTCGGAAGCTCCCGACTGATTTGCCACACATCGCCGCATTTTGCTGATTAAATGTTGTCATAACAAACAATACAAATGATAATGACATTGATAATGATTTTCCCGATCTGACACTTCCGTCAGCTATTAGCATAAATGCATCCGATACTGGTGATTTTTCTGTCCACCAGTTAAGCACTTTCATCTGCTTGTCAGAGAATGGCTTAAACTTAAATGGAGATAATTTTAGTTTTTTCTGATTAGCCATCTTCCTTCAATGCTTCCTCTAAATCATCATATACATTTTCTTGTTTTCCCCAAGTATCTTCTGCTCTACCAGAAATAGCTTTAAGGATTTCACTACCTTCTTTTGCTTTATTTTCTTTTTCCATCTGCCACTCCATAAAGTCTTTGATCTTATCCCAACAAGATAGTTTATCAATAAGTTGTATAGTAACTCCATCTTTACCCTGTTTGATACTACTGACAAGAGACATATCCAAATCTTTACTGTTATTTAAGAATACTCTGCTTCTTTTATTTGTGATTGGTTCCCCAGTATCCATATTTAGGACTGGATTTCCTTCTTTATCAAGAACTGGCTTTTCTTCTTCCTCTACTCTTACATAATCTCCTATATTTGCGTTTGCAGCTTTTAGAAGAAATTCTATGTACTGTGTTGGGTCAATATCAAAGCCAACTGACATTATCTTTCTTGCCCGCTTTATCGCTGCTCTAATATGTGGTCTTTGTAGTAGTTCACAAGCCTTAACTCTTGATGTTGTTATATTATCCATGTTATATGCCTTGCGATAACTCTGAGCACCATTGTATGATTCTAAATACAGAAGTAGGAATGTCTTTTCATTCTCAGTCATATCACTTCCAAATATTTCTTCAAAAATTTTATCATTTACAACTTCTTTTACGTCTTTTCCCATATGCAATCTCCTTTCTAAATATTATATTTAATTATAACACAATTAATTTGTAAAGTCAATAGAAAACACAAAAAGCCCACCATTTCTGGTGAGCCTTATGCGGAAAGGAGACAATTAAAATGAACTAGGACTTCATAAGACTTTCGCCTTACTCCGTCCGTGAGACTAGGCAGGTAAACGCGAATACCATTTTGCCTAGAGAACACACACGTCTGTCAAAGAACCACTTTATAAGGTGTGGTAGAAATACTCCGTGTAAGTCATTTCTATATTGACTACATACCCAACGCGCATTCCACATCCAGTAGCCGTTGCAACAACACCATTATCTTGTTGCTCCCAATCTATATTGAAACCTTATCTTCTCTATAGCAGGATTTTTGGATTTGCACCAAAGTCTTACAACTGGTTTTGTTGTATGTTCTCCTGTTAAACTAAATCCGCATGGTCGGGCATACAGGTAACGCTCCTGTGTCTTGGGTTTATAAGACCCCTGCACTCACTTTTGTGCTAATGCCCAATATTTCTTATGTAGCCCCATCCATCGCCCATAAGTTGAAGCCATTCTGACATTCTGCTTTGAGTTGTCAAGCATGCGCTTCCTCCTGCTGTTTGTGCTTTTGGTTTTTATCATCTAGGCACAGCCTACTCGCACATCATTTTGTTATATATCAGTATTTTGTTTTGCTGTTTGTGCCTACTCACAAGACGCTTATGGACACCTATTGTGTTAGATTTGATTTCAGTTCAAATTTATAAATAATTTGCTGTCTGCGTCTTTATGTATATATCTTACCACATCTTTTTACTGTTGTCAACCCTAATTTCAAAAATTTTATCAACAATTTCGTATCGTGGTAAATTAAGTTGCCTTACAAGAGCCTTGTAAGCGTCCAATTCACTTGACATCACCATATCCATGAGATTTTTGCTGAATCCACTAATAAGAATTACACCATTTTCATTCTGTGTGAGAGGTACTGTGTTTGTTCTAGAATTTACATTCCAGAAAACTAACTTTGGAAGTTTATACCCCTTATTCTTGTATTTTTCAGCTATAGTTTCAAACAACGCTTTATTGCCCTTTGCAGTGTAATATCCTTGTGCCATATTATATTCCATGTCAGAAACGATAAGCACAGTCTTTGGCATATATTCTTGTGATACGCCATTTTTTACCGCCGTATCAAGAATAAGATCAAAAACTCCTTCAATATTTGTGCTTGAGACATCAGTATATCTCGCAAGGTATTCTAGCTTGTCATGGAGACTATTAAGATGTGATACATCAATCAACTTGGCATGTGAGCCAAATGTGATAAACTTATCTTTGAACGCCCCACCATTATTATCCGTACAATAAAGAGTAATCGCATCTGCAACTTCAAGTGCGGTAAGACCTGACTTATCAACTGGAACAGTCATAGATCCGCTTCCATCTCGTACTACAACCGTGTCCTTGAATCCTTCACACTTATCCTGTGCTTTCCATAGTTGCTCAAGTGTCTCGTCATAATCCTTATGCACGGCACACCATTCACCAAACTCTGAGTAAGCATGAACAATATCATGAAGGAACATAGCGTTTGCATTGATCTTTGTTTCACCTTTTTTAAGGGATTCAAGATACTTTTCTCTGCGCTCCCCATCATGACGCTCAAACGCATTACGATAGTTTACATTAGCCTCTGATGGAACTGCTGAGTAGTCAATTTCTCCCCAATCATTTTCAGACATCTTACGCTCAACAACATCAATATATGCACGTAGTTCTGATAAAATCTTTCGATATTCACTCTTTAGCATACCAAGATAATTGCAGATCATCTTTGCCTTTGCACAAGTTTCTTTACTACTTGCATTGATACTAGGAAGCCACTTCGCCAGGAGTGATACAGATTTCTTATCATCCATATCTTGCATATCATTCACAAGTTGCTTGTCAATCTTATCTAAAATCATATTGCGAATAAAATCATTGTCTGTGCGATAGGCAATATCTACATAATCATCCCATCGACCATATTCCGCAATATCAACTTCCTTAATAAAGATATTGGCAAGGTCAACATCATATGAGATAAGTTCAAGCACAAAGTCTCTAAATGATTTACGCTCGCCAATTCCCTCTCGAACATCTCTAAGATAAAGAAGCCACTTGAGCGTCAGCTTCTCATCTTCATTGAGTGCTTGTTTGAACAAGTCCTTATCAATAGTCTTTCTAAATGAAGGTACTTGAAAATTTAGATCAACTAACTTACTTCCAGATGTTTTAAATCCAACAGCACCATTCTCTGTTACTGACTTTTCATCATTCTCAATCATCTTCATAAAATCCATGTTTTATTCCTCCTAGACACTAAATAATTAATTGCTGTAAATGTCTAAATATCCAAGACAGCATCTTGTTAGCTGATTTTAGGTCTGCACAGAATGATTGCTGTTGCTGTCTTTTATTTCATATATTCTCTGGTAGGCAATTATATCCTACTACAAGTCCGCAAACTTGTCAACCGATTAAATGTTTCAGAGAAAATTATGGTGCTGACAGCAGGATTTGAACCTGCACCCACTTAACTAGAACGGTTTTTGAGACCGTCGTGTCTGCCAATTCCACCATGCCAGCATTATATCATACTCAAATACCAAAGTCAAGCCTTTCTTTTGGAATTTCTTGCTTGTATTCTATACGATAGATTACAACCTTTTCTGCATCATACTTATTATATAACCCAGTTGACAGCAAGATTGCATCTGTTTCTGTATGCACTTCACACAGAATCATATTCCCATGTGTTTCTACATTGCTACACAGAGTTTCTAGCTTTTCTAGAAGTTCTTTGTTTACTTCTTTATAGTAAGATTTAACGAGAATCATATTATCTTCTCCCTTATTAACAAATGGTACGCCTAGAGGAACTCGAATCCCCGACAAGTGCTTTAGAAGAACACTGCTCTTCCAACTGAGCTATAGGCGTATTATGGAGCTTCTAGCTAGGATTGAACTAGCGACCTACTGATTACAAATCAGTCGTTCTACCAACTGAACTATAGAAGCATGGTGGAGCTGACGGTATTGAAACCGTGTCCAAAGACTACTTTCATATAAACCTTATACACGCTTATCATCGAAGATGTTTTGGTAGATTAGGTCTACCAGTCCAATGACATAGTTGGTTTCATCAAACCACTAACAACATAACCAACAAGAAAAGCTATTAGCAGTTACTTTTAAGCCGCTAGGCTGTAAACTTCGTTTTCGTCAGTTCTTTTGTTTGCTGTTTTACTGGTACGCCCCAGACGTGAGTTTATATGTAGTTTTCCTCTGTCGAAACCTTTCAGCCCCGTTACAGTGATTATTATATCACTGGGAAACATCTTTGTCAAGCACTTTTTCTGCGTTTTCTTTTGATTCTTTTATTATAGAAATATCTCTCTCGCAATCTGCCTCTATAAATCTTAGATTGATCCCATTTTTCTTGCAGGTCTTTATGAATTTTCTATATTCTATTTCACTTACAAGATTACTTCGTCCATTTATTGCTTCAACAATATAATCATCCAAGTAGAACACATCAACATTCTTTATTGGTGATACATTCATGTTTTGATTATATGCAAAAGTATAAACAGCACACATTAAAGAAAACTCCAAAGTATTCATCGTTGTGTTTTTAGAAAAAGGTTCTTGGTTAATGATCTCACCATTCTTAACAACTGTATAGGAACAAATATTCTTGTAGTTGCCTATGTATATCTTTAGATAATCTTCTTCAAAAAAGAATTTAATCTTCTTTCTTTTCTTTCTCTCTATTATTCCATATTTCTCAGATAGTCTATATACTATATCTCTTTTGGAGAGACGATCTGTCATAAGAGAAAGTTGTTCTCTAAAATCTTCAAGACTATATGTATCTTTATACAAATTACAATCATGACAAGAAGGATTTAAGTTACTTTCATCGTCAGTGCCACCTTTACGTACTGCTAAGATATGGTCTACTCTTAGGTTTTTTCTATCTTCTATGAGTTTTCCACAGTATGCACATCTTTTTCCGTACTTCATCCACACATTCTGCCTTATTTTGTCTTGTATTTTAGCTCTCATTTATAATTCCTCGCCATAGAAGCCAGTTCTTCACTGTATTCCTTATCTAAACCAACAAAGTTTGATAAGTGTATGTTATTAAAATGTATGTTTATTCCATCTTTCATGTAAGAAGATACAAACTCTGCATATAACTGCTCAAATGATGTTTTCGGCTTCCAAATTCCTTTAGCAAGAGTCTTTACTCGTTTGTCTCTGTGGATAACTCTTAGTATATCATCTTTATCATAGTTTTCTCCTATAGATAACATTACTGCGTAAAGTTCTCCATCAACACCATCTCTTTTTCCTATTTTTTCTCTTGTCCTCTTTTTATTCTTCTCTGTCGAGTATACATAGTTATCCTTAAATCCCGCAGTATATATTTTCATCTAGTAAAACCTTTCATTCGTTTACGTACTTTGTACTTCAACTCATTCCAGACAACCTCAACTTCGTTTCACTTCGTTGTTGTTGTTCTCTTTCTTTACTCTTTATCTTTATCTTTATCGTACTCCGTGTAGATTATCTCTTTAGGTAAATCTCTTTGGGTGATACCACGGAGCGGATTCTTTGAAGAAGGCATAGTACACCACCTAGAGATCTAACAAGAAGCTAAAAAGAGCGCATTTAATAAGCCTAAAAATGGCTTATGGTAAATACGCTACTAATTAGTTCTTGTTAGTCTCATAGATGGTTTTCGTTGATAATGACCCACGTCGCTATCATCCCGTCATCGGGTTCTGTTTTTACAGAACTAGACCCACTGTTAATGCGTTTAATCAGTCCTCACACCAGCAAGCCGACCACCCAGCTAAAAGCTGCCTGATCCCAACCTAACCGATTATAGCCGTTACCGCCCGTCATCCTATTCTTTCTCGTATGTCACACACGATCCAATGTGACATCAATAGGATGCGCTGATTTGAAAATAGTTACGCAGCTCAGCTAACTGCATGTCCCCCTCTCTCGAAAGAGAAGTTAAAAATCAATATTCAGTTGCGAATCGTATTTGTATTATATCACAGAAAAAAAGTGCTTGTCAATAGTTTTTTAAAAATTTTTTATTAAATTCGTATTGACAAAATGATTTTATTTTGATATAATGAACAACAACAAGTGTTGTCCATAAAGTATGGTAGCACGGAAGGCGAATTTTGTCAATAGTGAGAGGAAATATGAAACAGAAGTATAGGACGGCAATCTACAATATTGCACACAACATTCCAGACAACCTAAAAGAGAATGAAGAATATGTGCATCTTATTGCAAGGCATTTGATGAAAAGACTTTATGACTTAACGGATATTAGTTATATATTTGTGGTTCTTGACGAACTAGAAAATGGGGCAAAACATAAAAAGGATAAAGAAGTTATAAGACACTTTTATGCCGAGTTGAGCATTATATAAAAATTTTCTGAAAATTATATTGACATTAGTCATAATTTGTGATATACTCTAATATAGAATTATATGTGGTCTTGGAGGAATATATGATACAAAAACACACAGGGAGTAAAAATGTTCAAGGAACAATTACTTTGAACAAGACAGCACTTTCTGATATTGGTGAGTTATACAGACTTATGCCATCTGCTGCGAGAATTTGGTTCTTGCTTATTGCTTATGCAGATGATAATAATGCAATTATAACCGATACTTCAACAATATCAAAAATGCTTGGCATGGAGATTAAGAGAGTAGAATGTGCATTACACAAGTTAGTTGAGAATGGCTATATTACAATTATTCTAGTAAAACTGAGACATGAAAATGATTTGATTGGCGTACAGCACGATGAAGAAATGTACGAAAACACTGAAAAAGAAGTTTGGCGCGTTGTGCGTGAGAAATATCTAGGAACAATTAAATTCTCTGAGAAGAAGCTAAAGATACGAATAAATGAAAATATTGTGCAGTGTAGTAATAATCAGAGAAATAATATTCTTATTGGCTTAGACAAAGACGGAAAAGTGTTTTATGATACAAGGATTAGGGATAACGAAATTATTTGGGAGCTTTAAGTGAGGGAAGAAATGAAATTACAGAATACAAATATAAATATCAGAGTTACAAAGAAGATGCGCGAGCAGTTAGTTGAGATCTCAAAAGAGCGTGGAGTAAGCTATTCTTCTGTGCTACGTAAAATGATTAAGGAATATATTGCAAAGAATGGAGAGATTGATCTCCTTGATGGGGATGAATGATGTTTGAGCACGAGAAACTTCTATCCTCAAAACTAGAAGAAAATGTGTTTTCATTCCGTGCAAAGAAAGACAAAATATTTTTAGTCACACTATCGGACTTACACGTTGGAGCAGGGGATAGAAATTATATCAAAGACATAATAAAGTTTATTTTATCTGTACCAAATATGTATGTAGTTCTTGGTGGAGACATGGTAAATAATACAACAAAAACTTCAAAAGGAACTACACTTGAAGAATATGCTAGTGGACAAGAACAAATAAATCTATTGGTGGAATATTTGAAACCACTTGTAGATGACAATAGAATTATTGCCGTTGTTGGTGGTGGAAATCATGAAAGACGGTCATACAATGACTGCTTTATCTCTCTCCCACAGATGATTGCAACACTTCTTGGGATACCAGATCTATATGTTGGAGAGTTTGGCATTGGATATATCAATGTAAACAAAAACTGCTATATGTATGGTGTTGTCCATCAACACAGAAAGACAAGAAACTATTATGAGCACATGAACATGGATATTCTAATCATGGAACATACACATGAACTAGATATTCGTCAAAAGCTAGTAATGGAACACAATAAATATGCAAAAAAGACTTCTCTAAAACTTATATATGAAGTAGACAATGGTTCTGCTCTTGCGTTGCCATCCTATGCAAAATTTGCAGGATATAGACCACTACCAGTTGGATGCTATATTGCTGAACTTAGTGGAGACAGCAGGAACATAACTATGTGGAAGGATGTTGATTTATATAATGCAATCAAGCAAGGCTATCGAACCGATTAAACAATTTAAGAGTATAAGAGAACTAAAAGATTGTGCTAAGTGGTGGCAAAAAAGACTATTTTTGGAAAACTGGTTTATAAAATATGAACTTGTAGATAAACGACTTGCAAAAGAAAGTGGGGAGCCTATTGATGGGTATTGCCAATTTTCAGTAGAGAACAAGGAAGCAAAGATAGTTATTTCAAACATGCCAACAGAGGAAGGTATCGTTGAATTTTCAGCAGAACTCACGCTTGTTCATGAGCTTTTACATATAAAAAGAGAGTATTTGCCAAGGTCATATAGTGAAGGAGACATTGAATCTTTTGAGGATATTTTACTTCATCAAAGCCAAGAAGAAATGGCTAAGACACTTCTTCTAACGAAATATGATCTTGAAAAGGATTGGTTTTTAAAATGAGATTTGACAATGACAAGGAAATCAACCTAAAAAACAACAAGGAAAGAGATAGATTCTATAAGAAAATGTCGGAAGAGCAGAAGTTGTTCTTTCATTCTATTAAAGGAAATATCTTTACCTTTTGTGAAGCAGTTGCAGGAACAGGAAAAAGCCATATTTCTGTAGCATCTATGGTTGATATGCTTGCAAATGGAGAAATAGATAAAATCGTTTACATTCAAAAAGCATCTGAGAGATATTTAGAGCACGGATTTCTTCCTGGGGGCATCGAAGAAAAAACGGAAGCACTCTGGACACCATTTTATGACGCTATGCTGACACTTGGGTATTTCCCAGAGATAGTAAGCAGGATGATACAACAAGGTATTATTCATTTAACAACAGATTCAACCCTACGTGGCGTGAATCTTGAAAATGCAGGAGTAATACTGGATGAGGCACAAAACTGTAATGAAGAAACACTAAAGCTGATTTTTACACGGTGTCATGATTCGTGTCATGTGGTCATGATTGGAGACATTAAGCAGAAAGACAATCATGGAAACAATGCAGATTTCGTTGCTTATGGTGACTACCTAGCAAACAGTAAACTAGGAAACAAGTGTTATCTAACGAAGAACTATAGAGGTAAGTTTAGTCAATTAGCAGAGGATTTTGGGGGTTAATATGAACAAATATAGAGTAGCATTTAATGTAGAGGGCAAGGTTAATTATGTAACCATTGACGCAATGTATTATGTGAGACAAGATGGATTTGTTGATTTTATCAAGATCAAGGAAGATGGAGACGATGAAGAAGTATTTTCTATCAAAATTGACCATGTTATCAGCATTTTAAAATCTTAATCAAATTTTAATTTAGAGATGTATTGACATCTCTATTTTTATATGTTAATATGTAGACATAGAAAGAGAGGTAATAGAAATGGCAACCATGATTTTATCAGTGATTTTTGTTTTCGCATCGACGTATCTTTTTAAGAACAAGAAGTACATTCTTGGCGTAGTTAGTTTCCTTATCGGCGGGGCATTTGCTCTATTTACACCGAACCCGCCATCTGTGGTGCTTCTCGCACTGCTTATCGCTTATTTTACTACACCAGTAAAGCCGACTAAGGCAAAGAAGAAGAGTCCAGTGGGAGGGTTCAGAAAGCCAACCATGAGTTATATGATGAGGTAAATATGAAGGATTATACAATAAAGTCATGTAGTAGTGATATATCTTTCTGTGCAGGAAACTGTTCAAACATGAACTGTGACAGAAACATGGATGGTGCGCTGTTCAACAGGGTGAAGAAAACACAAGACTTTTACTATGCTGTATGTGATTTCAGCAAAGAATGTAGTAAATATAAGGAGAAGAAATGAATTTCCATTGGTTGACAGGACACAAATATAAGCTAAAAAAGCTATTATATCGTGCGGTGATCGAAAACAGTTATGGAGCGAACTATTATAAAATAACAGCGTTTGGCTACTATGTGTGTAGCTGTGGAAAAGCAAAAATAGAATCATTAGGGATTACTGATATGTCAATGGACGAAAAGAGATTTGAAGATAAAGTGAATTATCTTCGCTCACTTGGTTACGTAGACGATATGGAATTTTATGGGTGGTTAGCAAATGAAGCATCCGACGAACAAAAGACAGAGAATACTAATACAGAAGAAGAAGAATAGAATTTTATTTAGTAGGATACGTGGATATAGGTATGTAGTACCTATATGGTATAAAAATGGTGTCCCAAAGAGGTACTATTTTCAGTCAAAATATTGGAAAAATCAAGCCAACAGATACATTCGGCGCAAAAAACTAAAAACAATCAAGCAATATAAAAAAGAATACCAATATATATGGAAGATATGGTAAAAAGACAATCTAATAGTAGGTTGCCTTATTGCTTTACAGCAGATGTTGACATTTATCTCTAACCATGATATAATATTAATATAATACTTATAGAAAGGTGGAGATAATTTATGCTAATGGAAGAAGATCTTTTAGCACTATCAACATTAGTGAGCAAGCTACAAATTGAGGGATATGACGTAGCGACACTAAAGGAAATACTCAAGAAAGAGCGCAAGAAGCTCAATGAGAGACAGGCAGAAGACCTCAAGTTATACTTCCCAATCAAGTCTAACGTAGGTGTTCGTGTTTCAGAGATTGAGTATGGCTATCGCAATCTACGTCTCAATGTACTTATTGAACTTGAGCGTGAGACTGGCGTATTTGACATCAACAGCAAGCCAGAGCTATTTGAGAGCATCATCCGCAACACACTAATGCAGTGCGCGAGAAACATCAAGGCAGAGTACATTAAGGAAGTAGCAAAGCTAACAGCAGGTACTACACCTCCTGCAAGTTCTACCAAGACAGCAAGTGCATCTAATCCAATCGTGCTAACAATAGGTTCCAACTCACTACAAGTTGAGACAGGCACTATTGACACAGCAGTAGCATGGCAGATCAAGAAGATTGAAGATCATAGCGGTGTAAGTCTTGACGGCACACACAGTGCAACAACGGCAACAGCAAACGCACCAATCAAGGTGACACTTTGGGACGGCGTAAGCACAGGCACAGAAGTAACACTAGAAGCAGTAAGTGGCAACTGGGACGGCAGCTCAATCAGTGGTGCAAGCGTAGCAATCACTGGTGGCGTTTAACAAGTATTAATGGAGGGGGCAGGAATGTCCTCTCTTTTTAATATAGAAGGAGGAATAGGATGTATATAAAACAAACAGCAGAGATGCTAGGAGTAGAACTCAATGAATATTTTGAAGTATATGATGAATCAAACACATTAAAAGGACAATACTGCTTTGATGAAATAGGTTTTCCAGACAGTCATATACTACTAAACATACTCAACGGCACATATACAATGAAGAAGAAAAAGTTCAAGCCTAAAAATGGGCAAGAATATTTCTTCTTCGCGCCAGACGGAAACTTTTCGGGGGGAATAAACAAAAAAGAATGGAATGATTCCCTCATAGATCTAGAACACTATTACACAGGTAATATATATAGATCAAAAGAAGAAGCAAAAAGATATAAAGATGAACTAATGAATAAACTAAGAACAGAATACACAGTAGAAGAAAGAGACTAAAACAGTCTCTTTTTTTTTTATTGCATACAGTAAAAAGTAAAATACAAATTTTCAAAAAATTATAGAGAGTGTTATTAAAGACGTATGTACAGGTAAAAAGTAATTTTAAAAACTCAAAAAAAAATATAGATAGGAGATATAAGACCAGTATATACAAAGAAAAGTAGTTTTTGATTTTTCAAAAAATTATAGAGAGCCTAGAGATACCCCACAGCCGACCCAAACTTGAATCCTACCCTCTCCTGGTTCATGTTTGGAGAGCGCACTGGCTGCGTTCGTGAATGAGAAAAGCTGCGTCTGATTCATTTTGTCTGACAATTTATCTGTGGGCGGGCGGTAAATTTTCAGACAACAAAAAAGAGAACGAATTTTCTCCGTCCTCCTTTTTGAGATTAAATCTCAATTCGTATTTTGTCCTTGTCACATTTGAGACTGATTATCATGTTCCCGCTATCGTTGTAGACGAACACGATGCCGACAAAACTGCGAACGACTGTACCAATATCGGAATAGGCGATAAATTCCGCGCCGTCCTCCGAACGGTATCCATCGGCGTCTGCCTTGTACGTCGTATTGCCATAAGGCGCGACAAATTCGATCTCATACGCCGCACCCAGCATGGAATCGAACGTAAATTCTACAGTTTTCATTTTCAGACCTCCTCGCCGATCTGCATGAGAATGGTTATCACTGTTGCGTCGGTGAAGTCGCGACGGAAAACCCGCGCACCGCGACGGGACAAAGCCCGCTCGATTTCGTCGAACATATCGCCGACTGCATACGCCTCATCGTTGACATACGCACGAATCGACATACCGTCAAGGGACTCGCCGATCTGGTAGGTGTCCACGTAATCCAGCCCTACCACGCGCACGATAGCACCGTCAAAAACAGCCGCCTTGATCTCTCCAAAAGTCATTATAAACCCCTCCTAAAATAGCCATAAATTGCCCTAGAATCGTTCTAACGCCGCCGCCTATAGGGAAGTATAGGCGGTGACGCTAAACCTCCTTAAACCACAAGATAAGTAATCCTATGATGGGAAGTCATACCATGTGACGGATGATGTACCTTGACACCGATTCCAAAACGTCCACGGTATGCCTCGCGATAACCCGTCCCCTTGCGTGAGACATAGCCACGCGCAAGCGCGGTATGATGCACGGTCAGCCCGTTGTCTCCTGTCATGTCATGTAGCATAGCGATAAGTACCTTGCGGCACTCGTCAACGGATTGGCAAGCGTCACGCATGATCTCAACGTACTGATTGACACGCTCGACGGGATACGATGCACCATGCGGGCGGTATCCGCACGAGATGACCAACCCATAGGGTACGCCGCCCATCTGGTCGAAACTGTAATAGTCGCAGTTCCATCCATAGACGCCCGCGTTATAGGCGTAAGGCGTGACCTTACAGAGTCGCTCGATCTCCTGCATTGCGCAATACGGCAATGAGATAAGATGTGCCGCACTCTCACGCACGGCTTTCTGTGTGACCTGTACTTTCATTTCAGTTTTCCTCCTGTTCCACGTGAAACGTTAAAACTAGATTAGAAACGGCTGCGTCAACTGTTGTAATACCGCATGTCGCGGCAAAATGCCAGCACGCGTTGGATATGCGGAAAAAGGCTGTGATCGCGGAAATCCCGCTCTCCAACCTTGCGCCCGCCTTGATCGCGACTGTAGATATACTCTACAATCGCGCCCGTCTCGTTGCAACGGGCAAAGGACGCGCCGTCTACGGGCGATACGTCGTAGACATAGGCACGTGTGCCATCGGCGCGGGCAAAGTCAATGTCGATGTATTCCGCGCCGAAATTATCGACATAGTGACGTGCGGTCATGTGGAGACAGCACGCGTCAAAAGAAACAGTCGTTGTCGATGTCGTTGGACGCCCGAAAGCGTCATTACCCATCATTCCCATGGTAATCCTCCTTCCCCTCCTAGAGGGGGACTAGTGTTGATCGGGCTTATTGCCCCTTGCGATACTCGTATTATATCACAGCTTAACAGCATAATGCAATACCCTTTTTTGAGATTTTTTGAAAACCTGCAAGACCTTGTGTCTGTAGGGATACCAGCCGCTTTCACGTGTGATAATTATTCTCAAGTCGTGCTGCTGCGTGCTGTCCCGTCCATGCGGTACGTCCAATCCGTGCCGTCCCGATGTGTCAATCTTGCGTTTTTGAAATTCCCTATATAATGGAAGGAAACTGTTCAATTTTTGCACTCAAAAACGCTGGATCCCTTGTCGCTGTAGGGCTGCGGGCTTTAGCGATAGCGATAAAGAAAAGAAGGGAAAATTACAGTAAAAAGGAAGAAAAATCGTAGAAAAACCCCTTGCATTGACCTTGTGACTTGTGCTATACTAGGCGTAGCCGATCAATCAGAGACAGCCCGCAAGGGCAAGGAGGAGACACAATGTATACCATGCTAATCACCTCCTATCAGTACCGATTGACCGCCCGACGGTCAAGGATTACATCCGCGACGATGATTATTGATCTCAATTACAGCCCCTCTACGGAGGGGTTTTATATTGCACTGCTATTGAGAATGATTCTCTCTACCAGACGGCTGCGGTTGTAACCAGATCGGTTACAGTGGACAAAAGAAATCTGATAATTTAATACCAGCAAAAGGTCAAAGTAACAACAAAAGGTCAAAAGGTAAAGAATAGCCTATGTGTGCTATTTTGAGATCAATTCTCATACAGAAGAAAAAGATGAACGAAATGGAAAATGTCTCCATTTTTTATCATACCATAACCAATGCTTATATAGTACCTACAGCTCTCCTAGGTGATAAATTATCAGTCAATTTAGTACCACTACCCAAGTCCAGCTCCTAGTACCAGCTCTTAGTACCTCCATAGGTTGTAAGGTATCAACTTGCAGCGATAGCGGAAAAATAAAGAAAAATCAGATTATTCCCTGATAGTATGAACTTCAAAAATTTTCAGAATAATCATACAATAAGAATAGTCTGAAAACTCAAATAGAGTGAATCGTCTGACAATAAGAATCGTCACGCAATTCCAATTATCTGATTATCTGAAAATTCTGTGCCAGACAATTCTGACTGAGAACGGATCTCATATGAGAATGAGTATCATTAGTAGATAGTAGTGATAGTTAGTATCAGTAGCCCCTGCACGCATATATAATTGTTATATAATTGTTAGTGGGTTCGGTATGGGTTCAGTAGCCGCCCTATATAATTGTTATGTAAATCTCATGGGGAAGGGTTCTGTAACCAAGCTCAGTTTACATTTAACCACTGAATTGGCTTTACCATAAATGAAAACTGATAAAACCCCCCTATAGGGATACAAAACCTAAAAAATGACCCTCCAATCATAAATGTCATTTATGGTAATTTCTGATTTTCTAAGAATTAAACTCATTATAGTTTACATTAAACTGCTAGTTATCCACTGTTTTCTGTTGATAACCTGTTGATAACTATTGTTTTATGCAAAAATTTGCCTAGGTTTTGCCATTAAAATTTGCCACTTGCGGAATTTTCTTCACTGCCACTATTTTTTGCCATTTTCCACAATGCCATTTTCTACTGCCAAGGATTTTTGCCATTTTTGTTATTCAATGACAATAAAACTTGTCATTTCAGAAACTTGTTTCTGTTTTATCTTTATATCTATCTACTCTATTTTATCTTATGTTATTTATTATCTTTACTGTAGCTATTACTACTGATCTTTTCTTTTCTCTTCTATTTTTCCCCGACTTTTTCCCCTATTTTCTTTTACTGTGTCTTTTCTCTATGTCTATTCTTTTCTTCTTTGTTTTCTCCCATGAACGGGTTCTGTACTTTTCTTTCCCCTGACCTTTTCTTCTCTCTTATCCTTCCCCTTCTTTTATCTATTCCCCCGACGGGTTTTCTGCTGTTTATTCCTCTATTGGTTTCTATATGTCTTTTCCCTTCCTCCCAGTGGTTCTATCTTTTTCCCATGAACGGGTTCTTGTGCTCTCCTATGTCTATTGCTTCCCACGCCTTGATCTCTCTTTCCTCCTTATGTCTTTTTCCCCTCCTAGGATTCTTTCTTGCAGCATCCAATATCTATGTGTGCCATTTTATATGGTTAATATTATACCGTGATACCTATATCATATTTTTCTTGCCACCTCCTTTTTTGAATACGCCCTTCCTGTCAAAAATCTTTCTTATGTCCTTTTTGAAATCGCCCCTATTTTTGAAATCGCCCCTTCTATTGAATTCACCGCATACATTAAATGAATCACCCCCTTACACCTTTTAGAATAGCCCCCTATGCCCTTGAAATACCCCCTAGAATCGTCCCTAGTGCCTTGCCTATACCCTAGTATACCCCTTGCGTTTTTAGGGGGCTTAAAACGGTTTATTTTTCCGAAAAGGAAAAGACTGCCTTGTTACAGACAGCCCT